TCATTGTTCATCGGGCTTCGGGCAAAACATCGCAACCGCCCTGCTGCCTGCGTCGTCGACCTCAGATGGAATCCAGCGACCATACGTCCGCCGGATCATGCCCCAGTCGGCATGCCCCATCTGTTTGGCCACCCACATCGGGTGTTCGCCGGCCGACAACATCATCGATGCGTAGGTATGCCGTGTCTGATAGGGATAACGATAGCGCACTTTGGCCCGCTTGAGGGCGTGTTGCCACATGGTCTTCCGAATCGGCTGATCACCTGTCCATCTCTCCCCTGTGTTGGGATTCTGGAAAATCTCAGCCCACTGGGTATAGGTGAACTGCTTCTGATCCAGAAGAGCGGAGAGCGCCGGCGCCAGCAACTTTACCTCGCGTCGCCCCGCCCGTGTTTTCGTATCCTCTGCACTGACGGCCTTCTGCGTTCGGGCCTTATTGACCCGGATCACCCGACGCTTCCAGTCAACATCAGACCAATCCAACGCCACCAACTCTGACGTGCGTAGCCCTGTCCAAAAAGCAAACTGAATGAAGTTCCTGGCCTGGCCTTCGCATGCATTCAGAATCCGAGTCTGCTCTTCAGAAGTAAATGGGTCGATATCGTCATCCATTTTCGGTGGTTCTAACTTTCTATATGTCCAATCAGCAACAGGATTAGACTGTATTAGGCCATCTTCCAGAGCATCATTAAGCGCTGTTCTGAGGACAGACTGTATATTCGCCAGAGTTTTATTTGAACAATTAGTTTTCTCCAGTTTTTCACGAATTCCACCACGATTTAAATCTGCCAAAACATCATTTCCAAGAATACCGATCAAGTGGCCGTAGACAATCTTCCGATACCCACTCATAGTGCTCGACTTAATCGTCAGTGCCTTTTTCTCCAGCCATGCGACGATGTAATCGCAGGCAAGCATCTTGCTCGTTACAGCACGAGCCAGTGCATTCGCGCGCTTGGAATTTGGAAATGTAGTTGCATAATCAAACGTCCCTTGGTCAATCGCCAAAAGAATAGCGGCCCGATGTTGGGCCGCACGTTTCATATTAGCGGGGGTGGGCTGTAGCTTGATCCGCTCCTTGCATCGCTCTCCCGCATAGTAGAAGTCGATTTCAATCGTCGACTTCGAAGCGGGCCTAACGCCTTCGTACTCCCGTTCTGCACCCATTCTTGATAACCCTCCGTATCAATAAGCACTCGATCATCTGGGGCTTTTACCCAGACAATCCCCTCCTTCCATATGCCGTCCCGGATTTTCGTTCTGACGGCCACCGGCGTATATCCGGTCTGCTCGGCAAACCTCTCGATCGTGACAAACCTATACATGGCCGCCCTCAAATAAAATAGGCTGCCCAAAGGCAGCCCTATGAAGAAAACTAGTGCGCTGTTACTGTATATGGAGACTTCAAATTCACATTTTGGCGGACCTGATGTAAGCAGCATTACTGCTCATGCAAGTGCCATGCAGGTCAAGTCTACGGTTTCCTGCAGAGCCTCGACGTCGCCGCCGTTGTCGATCGTGAGGTCGCGCGGATGGCGCGGCAGAGCGATCTCGGTCGTATGCGAGAGTGATGCCTCATACCCCGGCCGGTCGACGTGCCAGACCCAGCCGCCCAGCTGCCGGATCAGGTCTGCTTCAGCGGTCGGGATCGGAGCAGTTGCGGCGTAGCGCAGGCCGGATACGACAACTGGCGCCGCCGCAGCCTCTATCTGCTCGCGCACTGCGCAGATGAAATAGTCCCACCCGGCCGTCGCGCGGCGGTAGTCGCCCCACTGCTGCTGCAGCCAGCGAGGCGAGTGCGGGACGCTGCGGTCGCCTGATTCTGTCCCGATATCCCGCCATTTCAGCCAGTGAAGGAAGCCTGCATCGCTGCACAGGAAAAGCGCGAGATGAAAACTAGGCTCGTCTTTCATGTCCTGATTTTCGAAGTCATGATCATGATCAGGGAATGCGGCGGACAGCTCCTCCCTGATCTTGTCCGCGAAGCCAATCTTCACGTAGCCGTGCGCGGTGACGAGGTGGTCAGCGATGGTGTCTTTCCCGGATTTCTTCGGGCCGGCGAGGCCGATTAGTTGCATGAGGTTCTCCAAAAGCGAAGACCGCTCAAAGGCGGTCTATGTGGATTGGCGTGGATTGCGCAATCAACTGGTGTATTGCCGAACAATCTCGGCGTCGATTGCGGCGTCGAACTCAGCGGCCGTCGGGCAGACACCCGTTACTCTCAGCATGATTCTTGCCTCTCCGACTTGCACATTCTTTCGAAACAGACTTTCTCGAAGTCGACGGTAGCGTGTCGCGTCCCGCGATCGATCAGCAATAATCGATGAGAATCCGCCAATATCTCTTACCAGCCGCCGCTTCCACTCCGGCCAGGAATCTATATTTCGCTCGGCACTCTGGGCACCCAAAAATAGCTCCAACTCGGAGATGAGCGTGGCCATACGCTGATACTCTTCGCCAGCGATGTGTAGTAGCTGCTCTGTCGTCAGCCTGGCAGGAATGCCGCGCAGCAGGTTGATGTGCAGTGCGTTCGAGTCGTGCAGCTTGTGCCATTCGGCCAGCTCCGCGGCCTGGACGTCGATATAGTCAAGCAGAGCCAGGACCGCGGCCGGACTGACGGCGGCGATATAGGCCATGTTCGCCGGCGAGGCGGCGCCGTTGGCTACGACATCGCCGTCAACGCGGTCCCGGTTCGCAGAGGTTGTTCCGACGCGATGCCAGCCGTTGCTGGTCTGATGTTCCCACGGCCCAGGCGTTGCTGCCGCTGCCGCCGCGCGAAGAGTAGCGAGCTGGTCAGTTGTCGGTGTCAACTTCTTCCCCTTCGTTTATCCACTGGTCGATGCACGAGAGACAAATCCGATACTCTCCCCAAAATGAGCCATCTATCAGAGCTCGCTCATGGCGATAGCGCTGGCCGGGCTCGATGTGATGATCTTGCCGGCCGGTCAGCGTGAAACACAGGTGCCGTTTCCGGGAGGTCCTGATTTTTGTCGAGCGGCATTTGATCTCTGCTTCATCGCCCTGAAACGGGTCGAATGCTAGGTAGTCGGCATCGCTATACCTCTGCTGGGTGGCAGGTTGGTCAGGGGTTAACATGTGTGGACTCCTTTTCGTCAATAGGATGCCCTGGGCAGCCGCCGCCGTCCTTGTAGTCGAATCCCTTGCACTGGCAGCTGTTCTTGCACGGGTTGCCGCAGCCCTTGTGCATCGGGATGACCTCCCGGCCCTTGGCCAGCTCGTCCATCAGCGCGTCGATAGCTTCCTCGCGGTACAGCGCGCGGCCGGTGTCATCTCGGTACTCGGTAGATTTGCGGCTGCGCCGGCGCTGCAGGTCGTTGATCGCACCGCGAACCGAAAGGCACATGTAAGTTCGAGTCAAGGCCATCACTCTTCCCCTCCTTTCTGCCGCATCCCAGCCGTCAGGGCCGACCACAGTTCGTTGGCCTGCCGCTTCGACTCATTTGCCGCGAACTGGCAGCGCTGGCCCTTTTTCTTGCCGCAGTAGCCTCCGCATGTGCGGCACTTTGGTTTCTTGGGTTTCGTGGTGGCCATCATTTGCCCCCTTTCCGCATCGCTTCGACTTTTACGATAAATTGCCGGGCTTCCACCAGCGTTCGCTCGCACACTGTCACTCGTTTATGAGCTCGCTCCAGCAGCGCGGCATGAGCCTCCTCCCAGGTGTCGAAGTACTTGCCGCCTCGTCGTGGTCCTCTGATGGGTATCGCATGGTGCTCAATGATGCGTGGCCGCTGAATATTCATCGGTGGAAGTTCGAACTTGCGCATCACTCGCCCCCTTCCTTCGGCTGCTCGCTCATCAGCCGTTTGCCGGCGGCTCTGATCGCCCAGCCAATATCGATATTGCCGGTCGATGACTCAAATGCGCAGCCGTCCCACTGCTGCGCGATGTCCTCGATTACCGACGGCAGCTGCTGGCCAGGAAGTCGAGGCTCGGCAAATAGTGGAGAACCTGGAGGCAACTTCTCCCCCTCCAGCGTCAGGCAGGCAATCTTGTTACCGGCACCATTGAATCGAATCTCAGCCACCGGCCGGCTCGTTGGCGCTGCCGCGCTGGGGTTGTTTTGAGTCCGTTGCGCAATGCTGTTGTCCAATCCGCCCATCACACTCCCCCCCTTTTCGGCTGCGGCACGGTGGCACGGTCGATGCGCTCAATCGCGGCAGCGATCAGGGCGCCGGACTTCACTAGGTTGCGGCGAGGGTCCGCGCTGGGTTTCCACCAGTCTCCTGCCCACGGCCACGGCCTGGGCGGATCGCCTGCCGGGTATGCCAGCGTGTACATTGCGTAGCAGCCGGCGGCGCAGGGCAGTACATACTCCCCGTACTGGTCGTCATGCTCTGGTGTCCAGCCCTCGACCTCGATCTGCCGGCGGCGCTCGGCGGCGATGTCGGCTAGCGCGGATGGAAGCTGCTGGGCCGGCTGCGGCGCGGCGGCGAGCATCGACAGCGCATGCCGTACCGCACGAACTCCCTCTGCATGACTATTCATACCGCATGCCTCAACGGCATCGGCGGCAGCTTCCAGGGCATCGAAATTACCGAACAGAACATCGCGGCACCCATCCGGCACGGCCGGCGCTGGCTGATCTACCGAGGATTCCTCGGCGGTTGGTTCGGCGGCGAGTATGGCGCGGGCCTCAGCAACAACATGCCCATGGATGAATCCCCTGCGGACCTCATCGAGCGCTTGCTTATCCGCCCTCTCGCACTCATAGATCAGCCGCTGCAACATCGTGCGCCACCCATCCGGCACGGCCGGCGCGGGCTGCGGGCGGGTGTAGAGCGGCGTTCCGTCCGGCAGGTATTCCCAGCGCGTCTTGCATCCCGTCGAATCGATGATTGCGCAGTTCACCAAACGATTAACATGCGCCACTGCTTCGCCGCTCTGCTCGATTGCGGCCTTGGCCAGCGTATCCACCGCCTCCAGTAGATCGGGATAGGATGAACTGCCAGATAGATCGATGATGGCGTCTTTGATATCTTTCGCCAGTTGGGTCAGGGTTTGCATACTGCCTCCTCTCTGGTCTGCGTTTTGTGCCAGCCTATTTCTGCGGCGGCGCGAGTGACAGCGAGCATTAGAGCTTGCTCTGCTGTCTGCTCACCATTGCAGAACCGCTCAGTTTTCACTGCTTGCCCCACCTGGTGATCTGCTCCAACTACTGCGGTTGCTACGCCGGCTGCTCGGTCAATTTCGATGAGCAGACCAAGCACGCAAATCAGCCGCATCGCGTCTTCAAAGTTTTCACGCGGATCGAACTCATCTCCGGTGCAGTGATCTGCCAGCCATTGGCGCTCGCCGCTCACTTCGTCCAGCAAACCCAAATAGCCAGCGGCTTCAGCAGCCAACTCGATCTGTTCGTATGGGTTCGTGATTTCTGGCATGGTCACCCCTCCACTCGTTTGAACTCGATCACCCACACCCATGGATTCGCATTCCAGCTGTCTGGGCCTTTGAGTTGATTCCACAGCCAGTGGAATGCGCCTGCCGCTGTCGGGCCATAGCAGCCGATGTCCTCGCAGCTCTGCCGTTTGTGATCGCACGGCTCGGCCACGCATCCCTCCGCGATGGCGTCGGCCTCGCTGATGTCCTGTAGCTGCTCGACGCGGACGTCGGTGATTTCCAACAGGATGTGGCTGGCCCAGCGCGGCATGGTATTGGCGGAGCGAGGCTGACCGTTGGCGTTGCCATGGAGTGCGCCGCAGGCGCGTACTTGGCCGTCAGCGAGGTAGCGAACAGGCCATTTGGCAAACGAAGCCGGGTCTTTGCCGTCTTGGCTGCTGTCGGTCACCCATTCCTCCTGAACCCACAGCAGGTCGCCTGGTTCGCCATAGGGGCATTGGGCGTCGATGAATCCGTGTTGCCACGCCCCATCGACTTGCTGGCTCAGCGTAAATCCATCGATCCATGCGTCCAGTTCGCGCAGTCGCTCTTCGGTTACGTCGGGTTGCGGCTTGATGATCCGCCGCGTCTGCGTCTTGGCGCCGGCCAGCACCGCGCGGACCATGTCACCGCTGAACAGGATCGGGCGCTCTTTGATGGTTGGCATGGTCACGCCTCCACTTTCTTGGTGTCCGGGTCGGTGTTCGCAGTGGCGCTATCGAACATGTCCTTGGTGTTGGCAATTCTGGAGGCATGGGCGACGCCGTCCACGGTCAAACCGTGCTCTTCCAGAAAATCGGGCCAGTCCTCGGACAGCGACTCTTCATGCTCGGCGTCATCCCATGGCCACGGAACAACCTCCGCAGCAATGCATTCGATTGGCGGGTACATCCGCCGCTCCTCGGGCTGCTTGCTGTCCATGATTTTCTGGATTGCAGGCAGGGTCGTTTTGTTGTGATGCTCGGCCACAAAAACAGCCTCGGCGTGGCTTGGGGCGGCGTACAAGTCGTCCGGGCCAGGAATATGAATGGCCCACTTCTGGGCCACGTTGGTGTCCGGCACGCTGACAGCGAATTCAGCTGTGACTTCCATATTTTCTCCATAAAAAAAGACCCAAACAGGGCCAGTGGGATAGAATTTAGTTTCCTTCACGAAGAGACTGAATGATGGAACTCTACTTTTCCTCTTTCACGACCAGCTCGGATATCGCATCTTGGGTTCAGGCAATTGGTTCAATTGCAGCCATTGGAGCAGCAATTATAATTAGTCGCGTCCAAATCAATAGCGACAGGCACAAAACCGCGCAAATAGCATTAGAGAAAAAAGAAGGATTTGCCGCAGTCGCATATTCAGCCTTAATGCAAGCGGAATACCTAGCAAATGCCACAACCAACTTGGATAGCGAGCAATTTCGTCAACTGCTTTTAATCTCAGTGCATTCTATTCAAGGTTCAATAAATGCCCTGTCCACAATACCTCTTCATGAAATTGGCTCTGCCAATGCAATATTAGGCTTCATTACCCTAAATAGAGAAATGGTGGGCTTGAAGTATGATTTAGATCAGTTCATAGCAGGTCCGCTGGGCAACCATAATGCATACTTGGTATTTTCGAAGTGCATAAATAAAAGATGCGGGACAGTAAATGCGCTAGCCTCTCATACATTCAAAGCGCTTGACGTTAGCAGCGACAGATTTAAGTCTAAGTTTGATAATGTAATTAATATTTCGAAGGGCGATTGAATTTAAAATACTAGCTTTACCACCGCAATCGCCGTGCCGTCATCGCGTATGATTTCCATCTGGTGTAGTGCGACGTCTTTGAGGAAACGTTCTTGGGTGCAGGTCACGCTGCATTCTCCTTATCGAAATCAAACAGGGACGGCATAGCGAACTCGGCCTCAGCCGATTTGCAGTAGTGGACGCCGTCGAGGAAATAGCCGTGGTTCAGCTCGCTGGCCTGCCCGCGGCGGCCCTTCAGGATTGCGCGGTATGGAACGGTCATCAGGCCGCCGAACGGGTCGTAGACCAGCTCGTCAGGACTGCTGTAGCGCTCGATCAGCCGGTCGACGATGTCGAACTGCAACGGGCAAACATGCTGCTCAACATTGCGCCTGGCTTGGTCGCCATTCAGCGTTCGCATGCGGCTGACGTCGTGCCACACGTCCGGGTGGTGGCTACCCGGCGCCAGCGACATGAAGCTGGCCGGCAGCGCACCACGTGCTTCCAGCTCCTCGCCAATCCGGACGTGGTGCTCGTAGTCGTAGACGTTGGCCAGGCTGAAGTCGGTGAACATCTGCGCCAGCTTCGCCGGGCCGTAGCTGGCCATCTCCTCGGCAGAGAGCAGGCGGTTGCCACTGGTGCGCCAGAACGCATGCGCGTCGACCTGCCAGCGCGCCCGTGTGTAGTCGGCCTTGGACTTGGCCACCGGCTCGTCGGCGTAGCCGCGGCTGCGATCGGTCTGTGGTTTACGGAACAGCAGCACGTATTCCGGGCTGCCTACACCCATCTTGGTGCCGTCCTTGCACTGCTCGGTCCAGCTCAGGCGGTAGGTCTGATTGTTCTCGCGCACCACGTCGGTGACGATGGTGATCATCCCCATGTAGTCAAAGCCATGCCGGCGGGCGTGGAAAATCGCCTCGGCGTGGAATGGGCTGACAGTCGGCGCGCCGGCGCCGGTGACATTGCCGAACAAGATCCGGTCCTTGACGTGGCAGCAGTACAGCCGGCCCGGCTTCAGGATCCGCAGCAGCTCCGGCGTCAGGTAGTCCATTTGCCGCCAGAAATGGTCATTGTCCTCGGTATGGCCGAAATCGTTGTAGCTGGGGCTGTACTCGTAGTGGTTGGCGAAAGGGATCGAGGTGACGATCAGGTCGACGTTGTCTTCGGGCTGCCGGCGCGCTTCGTCGACGCAGTCGTTGTTGGCGACCAGGTAGCGGTCGCCGCTGGCCTCGACGCGCTGCACGCCGATGGCGCGCGCCAGCGTCTCCTGCATGGCCAGCTGGTTCAGGCCATAGCGGCGGATGATTTCAGTCATTTTCTGCACCATTTCCTCGTGCTGGGCCCACTTCAGCTGCAGGGTGCGTAACACCTCGCGCTCGGCCTCGCTATAGATGATGTCGATCCGGACCGGGTGTGGTTGCTGGAAGCGCTGCACACGGTGGATCGCCTGGATGAAGTCGTTGAACTTGAAACCGATGCCGACGAACACTTCGCGGTGGCAGTGGCGCTGAAAATTGCAGCCGCTGCCAGCGATAATCGGTTTGGTGGATAGCAGCCGGTATCGGCCGGCGCCGAAATCGACGATGCGACGCTCGCGCTCGTCCAGGCCCTGGGTGCCCCACACGCTGACCGCCTCGGGCATCGCGACCTGGATCGCGTGGCGCTCGGCCTCCAGGTCATGCCAAAGCACAAAGTGGTCGGCTGGATCCTCGCTGACGATCTCGCATGCCTTAGCCACGCGCGCCGAAAGGCTGTCGCGCTTTTCAGCGGATGCCGCCTGCAGGCCCAGCGCCAGATCCGGAAACAGCAGGTTCTGGCCGATCTTGTCGGCGCCGGCTGCGCTGTAGTCGCTGGGCACCTCGTGGTAGCGGACATCCAGCGGCGGCAGATCATAGCCCTCGTCGCTGTAGCCCAAGTCGCTGGGCTTCTGGATGAACACTGCCCAACTGGACACCCACAGCCAGAACTCCTCTTCTTTGTGTGGATACAGGGTCAGATTGCCGGCCTTCTCGCTGTCGCGCTGGAAAAACCGGGTCAACGCCTGGCCGGTGTCCATCACGCCCAGGAACCCCGCGTAATGGATCAGCTCCTTGAAACGGTTCGGGCTCGGCGTCGCGGTGTTGACCAGCTTGAACTCGACGCCCTCGAACAGCGGCAGGAATTCCTGATAGGTCTTGCTGCCGAACGAGCGCAGCACGCTGGCCTCGTCCAAGCTGACCGCGGCGAAGTGGTGCGGATCCAGCTTGCCCTCGCGAATCGTCTCGTAGTTGGTGATGTAGAACAGGTGGTCCTCCGCCACTTCGGCGTCGCTCTGGATAAAGCGCAGCTCGATGCCCAGCAGCGCGGCCTCGGCGATCAGCTCATGCCGGACGCCTAGGGGGCAGACAATCAGGCCTGGCCGCCGGACCTGCAACACAATCAGACGCATCCACTCGTTCTGCATCGAGGATTTTCCCAGGCCGAACGATGCGAAGATGGCGCGCCGGCCGCCCAGCACCGCCCAGCGCACGATGTCGCGCTGGTGTTGGTACAGCCGCTCATGCACTGCCGCCGGCTGGATCTCGAAGCCGCTGAAGCTGGCCATCCGGATCTTTGCTCGCAAAAAGTCGATGTAATCCATGTCGGGCTCACAAAACAGCGCCGCCCGGCTGTTGAGGCGCGGGCGGCGGCGGTTGGTTGATCGGCTGGTCGGGCAGCCATAAGTCGTATGGGCAGATCATGCGGCAAGGCCCTTACGTCGTTTCAGCTCGGTTCCGCTCCAGGCCATCAGATCGCGGCAGTTTGCGGCGATCAACGCGCGCGCCGGGTGGCGGCTGACGCTGTTGCCGCACATCTTGACTTGAGCGGTGACGCTGAATTTCCGACCGTCGTGGCCATTGGTGATGCGGTAGTCCGGAGCAAAGCCCTGGCAGCCGTACAGCTCACGTGGCTTGAGCATCCGAAGCTTGATGTCGACGATCACCCACGGTTCGCCGCGGATCCAGACAGTGACCAAGGCCAGACGGTCCCGTGTTGTGGCCGTGGGCATGGGCTGATCCAGACCGGAGGTGTTGTCGGTGCCGTAGTAGCTGATCAGGAACGCCGCGACCTGCAACGCGCTCGCCTCATCCTCCTGGCTCAGCTGGTAGCTGACGAGCGAGGTTTTGCCGCCGCCGCCGGCGACGATCGCGCCGACAGGTTCGTCCGCGCCGCTGCCCACGCTCTTGCCGAATTGGCGCACCAGGTGCGAGGCCACCAGGCCGTGGTGTTCGCCGCCGGCGCTCAACGTGCGCAGCGGTTCGTCGGCGTCGCGGCCGTCGCAGTTGCCCCGCAGGTGGGCGAGGTGCGCCGTCACCAGCTGCTGCTGGCTGCCGGTGGTCGTGATCGTGGTCGCCGGCTCGCCCAGGCCTCGCCCGACTGTTTCGTTGAATCCGCCATTCGCCTGAGCGAGGAACGCTGTAGCCATGTGGCGGTGGTTTTCTTTCAAGATGGTGCCGAGCGGCTGGTCCACAGCGACCGGTTTGCCGCTGTAGCTGGGGCCGCCGGCGCCGACGAGAATCGCCGAGGCTAAGCCGTGTTTGCCGCCGCCGGCGACCACGGTGCCCAGCGGCTTGTCGATGTTGAGCGCACGCGGTGCCTGCCCTTCCCTCTCGCCATAGCCCAGCTGCACCATGGTGGCCGCTGCCAGTAGTTGATTCCCGGCCGTGGTGATAGTTGGTGTGGGCGCATCGGCACTGCGCGGCGGATTTCCCGTTGTGTTGGGCACGATGATCGCGGATGCAACGGCAATCTCACCGCGGTGCGCGGCGGTGATGGTCGGAATGGGGCGAGTTGGATCGTAGACCCGGTCTCCGCCCTGATGCGTGAGAGGCGCCATGATCGGGCTGGCCAGCGCCATGCTGCCGCCCTTCGGCCAGGCGGTAACGGTGTTCAGCGGGGTATCGGTGCTGCGAACGCCGGAGGGGTTCGACGAGTTCGCAACTTCGACGATGAACGGGGCCGCGCTGTCGATGACGAATTTTTTCATGCCTTTGGCGACGCGGCGCATTGTGGCGTCGGCCAGCGGTTTGTCCCGGTTGAATATCGAGCGGCCCAGGTCGCTGAAATCTATGTGATCCGCGGCGGGGCGCCAGCGCTTTTGCCCCGCGGCCGGCTTCTCGTGGTGCGTCGGTTCAGGCCAGATAATCGGCTGGCCGTCGCGCCGGGAAAACAGGAACAGTCGCTCCCGGGTGGTAGCCGCGCCGTAGTCGGCCGCTACCATGGTTTTGTGCTCGACCTCATACCCCATTTTACGCAGTACGTCCAGGAACCGGCGCCAGGTGCGACCAACGTGGCGCGGGTCCGGAACGAGGAACTGCTCCTGCACTGGGACGCGCTCGCCGGGCTCGGCCACGCGGTTCACCATTTTCCCGGTGGTCGGGCACTTAACCATTTCCAGCGTCACGACGCGGCCGGTTTTCGGGCAGCGCTTGGCGATCAGTGGCCCCCACTGGCGCATCTGTTTGACGTTTTCCATGCTGATACTGCGTGGCGAGACGGTACCAGCCCAGCGAGGAATGACCCAGCCCAGCGACCGGATGGCTTTGCTGCGCGGCTGGCCGCCGACGGCCTGCGAAAAATGCGTGCAGTCGGGCGAGCCGTGGAGGTGGCCGACTGGCCGGCCCTGGCAGGCCTCGCGCGGGTCAACCTCGAACACGTCGCAGCAGTAGTGCTGCGTCTGCGGGTGGTTCGCCATGTGCATGCTGATGGCGTCCATGTCGTGGTTGATTGCGATATCGACGTGTCGGCCCAGGGCCTCCTCGATCGCACCGCTCATTCCTCCACCGCCGGCGAACAGGTCGACAATGATTTCGTCTGTCGTGAGAAGGGAAAACTGGTCGCGGATCATGCTGCATCCTCAATAAAAAAGAGGCCCATGAGGGGCCTCTGCAATAAAAAACCGCCCAAGCGGGCGGCCATCACTAACGTGTCTTCTCTTCGGTAATCAGTCGACCATGTAGTTGTTGTACATAGCCGAGCCTGCATCTACCCAAAGCATCCTCTGTTGACGCTTGCTATATGCACAAACAAGCCCCTGAACATTCGGGTGTCGGTCACCTTGGGAGAATACCTGCCCTGCTGTGTAACAGAACTTGGTATTGTCGGCTGCAGCAGGCTGAGGTGCTTGCTGGGTCTGTTGATCAGCAAAGCACGTTCCGGCCAAGAAGGTAAGAACAGCGACTGCGAGAATTTTTTTCATAGCGTTCTCCGGTTATCAGGGAACCAATATGATAAAGACATTTAAAATGCGCGCAAGATAGGCGTGACTTAGGCTGCCTTCCCCAAGTCATCGGCCACCGCCACCCTTTCCACCTCTGCCTCAGCAGCGAACAGCCGCTGTGTCGGCACCGTCTCCAACCAGCTCTGCAGCGTGGCAACCGTTCGGCGCAGTACTGCCCATTCGTCACCTGTCACACCGTAGTGGCCATGCTGCTGGCGTCGGCGCTTCACTGCGGCCAGCACCGCCACCATGTCGTTCCCATCTTGGTGACGTGCTGGTGTGTCGTACTGCGGCCAGCGGCGCAGCAGCGTGCTGCAGGTGTTGGCCAGGAAAATCAGCTCGTTGACATCGTGAGGCGTCCACTCCGCCGCCGGCCGCGCCGCGGTGAGCAGGCGCTTGATAGAGCGTGACTGGCACCGATCGGCAGTCGGGCTGAAAGCGGCACCCACCGGCAGACCTGGGATGCCCGACGGAATGGAGATCGGCCGCCGCTTGCATTGCTTCCTCATACATCACCCCTTTCGCTTTCGTGCCCTTCTTCCACATGCCGCGAGCTGCAGCAGCCCGGGCAGCCGCATTCGGCGCGCGGGCGGCGCATCGTCGGGCATTCATCAGCCGGCGGCGCATCCCGAGCAACCAGATGGTGATCGGCGTAGTCCTGATAGCTCATGCCGCGATCCGCCTCGAGGCAACGCTGTAGGCGCGCCGCTTGTTGATGAGCCGGTCCTGTGGAACCAAATTCCCGAGCACCACCAGACGCCGGATGAGGCCTGCCGCGGCGCTCTCATTGATTCCGAGCCTCCGCGCCACGTCCGGGCAGGTGAATGGCGGCTTGACCTCACGCACGATCCGCCGCATGCGGACGGCGTCCACATCGATCACCTCGCCCGGCGCCGGCAGCAGCTGCTCGGGCGGGATGCTCCTCAGCAGCTGGAGCAATGAAGGAATAGCCGGCGGCCTGCCCCCGCGGCGCATTTGGTTGAGCCCATTCACGCCGCGGCCCCCCGCACAATGCCGATCGCGTTCTCACGGGAATCCAGCGGCAACTTGAACAGGACAATCGCGCCGCGCAGCTCGTCGACCAGCTTGTCGGAGGCCTCGAGCTGTTTCTCCAGGCGGTCGGCCCGGTCACGTTCGTGCGCCGCATCGCGACGGGCCTCGGCCAAGTGCACCGCGAACTCGCTCAGCGATTCCGCCGCCTGGCGCTCCAGGCTGGAATATGCGGCCCGCAGCGCCGTTTGGGACGTTTTCATGCGCTCCAGCCGCGCGGCCAGCTCGGGGAGATCCGCTTTGGTCGGGCCTTGATGAATGGTGGTGTCGACTACTATCTTGATCATGGTTATGCCTCATCAGCAGTGGCTGCACCGCGCTCATTCTCGAAGTCGAGCGCGGCAGCCTGGTCAATGTTGTAGAGGAAGAACGAGATGTTCGATTCAAGGACGAAAAGGACCATTTCGTCTCCCTGGTGGATGGTTCCGAGATATCCGTCACGTTGCTGGCAGAGCCAGGCCAGCACCTCCCTTGTTTTGCTTTCATCCACTAGGTCGTAGCTGAACTGGATAGTGACGGGGTGGTACGTGCCACCAAGGGTAATCCTGAAAGGAGCATGCTCTGGAGCGCGCAGATGGAACCCTGCAGCAACCATCCTCTGCACCAGCCCGTCCGCCTGTGCGGCGCGGCTGAGTATCATCCCCTTGTCGAATCTTTCCAGCGCCTGCTCAGTGAGTTGCACCGTCGTTTTCATCAGATCGGCCACGGCACCTCCTCCGCCACGGGCTTCTCGGCAATGGGGGCCGCTGACTGGTTCTCCTCCAAGCCGCCCAGCTCGGCCACCAGCGCCTCCACCAACTCGGCCAACTCTTCGCTCATCAAGATGAAGGTGGCTTCGAACAGGCTTTCGCGGTCGTCGCCGGCCTGGCTGGCCTCGTCCTGCAGAACGTCCAGGAACTGAATGCGCTTCAGCTGCAGAGTGTCGGTCAGCTGGAAGCGGACCTTCTCGTTCCAGATCAGGCCCAGCTTGGCGACCTGCTTGCCGGTGGCGATGTGTTGGCGGATCTCGTCGCTGGTCAGGTCGATGCGCCGGACGCGCACTTCGGCGCCATTCTCGCTGCCGTCGCGCAGCACTGCGTCCTCGTCCAGTTCAAACGCTCCCGGCGCCCCTCCAGCCGCCAGCCAGTCGGTCATCGCGGTATGCGGTGCGATCTTGGTGCGCGGCAGAGCGGCCGGGAACGGCGGCAGCGCCTCGCGCAGCTTCGAGACCAGGGCCTCGGCACGCGGCGCGCTGCTGGTGTCGGCGATCAGCCAGCTGCCGGACATGAAAGCTGAAACGCAGCCGGACTTGGTGAAGGCGCGCGGCAGCAGGTCGTCGGTGATCTGCTCCTTCAGCGCCAGCTTTTCCTTGCGGCCAGGCTTGCGCAGCTCCTTTGCCTCGATATCGGCCACCTTGGCGTCGACGGCCTTGCGGATCACCGCCGGCGGCAAAACCTTGTCCTCGCGCAGCAGGCTCACCAGCATGTGGCCGCGGGTCACGAAAACCGGCGCTTCGAGGTGGACGGCCGGCGCTACCCAGCCCTCGCTGAACCAATCCAGCCCGGCGCACGGCGCGAAGGGACGCTTGGCCAGAACCTCGGCCAGCTTGGCTTCGGTCGGCAACTCGCCCAGACGGTAGATAGATGCATTGGTAAACCAGACCATTTCTTACCTTTCATTCAGCCGCGACGACCTCGATCGCGAATGTGGATTTGTTCGGGTTGACCAGCAGCCAGCCGGCAGGATAGTTTTCTGCCAGACTCAGGCCACGCGCAGTGGCGACCTGCTGCAGAACGCCCTCCGCACCGGTATGCACTCGAACCGATACATACGGCGTCGCCGGCGGCCGGAACATCGCCTGGGCATCCAGACCGGCGCCACGGGTGTCGGCGACCAGTCCCTCCACCAGTTCGAAATCGTCGCGCCGCGCCTCCAGCGACTTCAGGTTGTTGATCATTTCCTGGCTGGTGTGGCGCAGCGCCGCGGAAAACAGAGATTTGCGAAACATAGTTACCTCCAGATCCCGGCGACGGAGTAGACAACCACCACGGCCAGGCAGACGAGACTGTTGGTGAGGACGCGCTTCACGCCGCGCGCCTGACGATGTGGACTGGCAAGCCGCCCTTGCCGAAGCGGACAAACTGCAGTTGCTTCCCTTGTTGCCGATACAGGGCGGCCAGCTCTTCGCTGATCCAGCCGATGATGTGTTCCGGGAGACGCATAGAACCTCCGGGCAAAAAAAGGCCCGGCACATGGCCGGGCGCAAGGGGGTGATGTCTACATTTGATGCACGCGCATCCTGCAGCAGCCTGAATCCAAGCTGCTCGGGGATGCGGCCTACTCCACCGGTCTCGCAAAGATGGAGCGAGGTGAAACAGTCTGGCTGTGGTTGTAAGTCGGCTCGATATGGCCATGGGCTCCCATGCGGCTCTTGATAACCACTTCGTAGCCCATGCTCCGCTCTCCCTGATAGATGACCAGATCAAACTCGGCGCTTGCGGAAAGGATGTCCTGCTTGAGGTCGTAAAGAGATGGCAGCCTGCCGCCTGGATCGGCTAGCATGTCCTCGTCATCAACGAACAGCACTCGACCTTGAATCATGGAAAACCTCACAGAGTTATGGTCTGTTACTTGGATACCAGGGTATGGAAGCTTGAACCTGGAAACCGTGGGAGACCTGATTGAGAAGAACAACGCCTCTTACCGCAAAAGAGACCCGCTGCGCCTGGGCGCTGCTGGCGGCGTTACAATCTTCATTGGCGAGAAGAAGGAAGCGCAGCTGATTGCCAACAAGCTGCAAGAAATCCTGCATGCAGATGCTGCCAAACGAATTGCAGAGGAGAAAAACCGTGGATAGACCTGAAGCATTGAGACTGGCAGCCACGCTGCATGCCGGCCGGCTGGCCTCCATGGAGGGGGAAGGCTACGTTACTGACGAAGAGATAGTCGAAGCCTTGTTCAGCCTGGCGGAAAAGATTCAAGCTGAAGCCAATAGCCGCAAAACACTTACAAGGCGAATCCAGTCAGCCAGTAGCTGATCGCTTCCAATGACATCCTGCAGCAGCCTCGGGAGGCTGCTCGGAGATGTGATCGGCTGCGATGAATCAGGCAGCCTGCAGCTGGCTTTCGCGGACGTAGGTGAGCTTGTCCTTGCCCTCCTCCTTCACGCCGTAGAACGAGCCCTTGTGAGCCGGCTTGATTTCCGTCAGCACGCCTTCGCCGCTGCGCGGCTTGCCGCGGCCGCCGCTGGTGGTGAACTTCACCTTGATACCGATTTCCATTTGCTTTCCCTCTGGTTTTGGGTGGGCCGCCCGAGGCGGCCCGGTTGAATCAGCGATTGGGTCAGGCCCGCCGCGCGCCTGTTTGCTGCTCTCGCTGGATAGGGCTGGCAGACAACTACTCTCCAGCTTGGACCTCGCGGTTCCAGCCGCTTGCGCATGTCCAGTGCGCGATCCCATCCAGTGTGCCGCCTCGTGAGAAGCGGCTATTTGCTACTGTCTCCGGCTCCATTCCCTTCCTCTGCATCTTGCGGCTTTGCCGCTTCCCGCTCGCCCTGCAGGTTTCTATCCCCGCCTGGCGCCGCTGGTTGCATCCGTTCATGTGCCGGCTCTGGCCGCCCTCTTCGTCCTGGTTGCTGCCAGGATGTCCCGGTGGGCGGTATGCCGTTGGTACTTTGGGTTGTTAAGGATCGGTGCACGAATGCTGTGCTGGCGATCGAATAATAGAACTCAAAGTTACCAACATGCAAGCACTAAAAGTTACCTTCATGGATTGAGTTGCAAAAAAGTCACCAATAGTTCCGTGCAGGAACTTTGGGTGCGCAATATGATTGGTTATGCGAATTGGGTGCTGAACCGGCAATACATCTCAGGAGCCCATCACTAAAGGACTTGCAATGACACGCTATAGCAAGCGCGTAGGAGACGGCGTCACCGCCCACTACAACTCCGCCGAGGAGCTGCAGAAGGCCAATGATAATGAGTTCGAATCGAAGGTCCGCGGGATCGGTCTGCTGGTGGGCCTGGTCGGCGGTGGTTGGCTGACCTGGTCGGCGATCATGTCGCACGGCGGTGCCGAGTGGCCGAAGTTCTTGCGGCTACTCATCACCCTGATCGGGGCCGCGGTGAGCGGTGGCGCGCTCTACGCCCTGAGCATGTACATTGTGTTCGCGATGATCGCAGCAGTGGTCGGCTGGGTGATCTGGGGCGGGATGAAGTGGCTGTGGAGTGCGGTCTAGGGGTGACGGCGTTCACGCGGGCCGATAGCGGTCGTTGAAGTAGTATGCATTTTCGGAACTTGACGCGACGCACAAAGTCGTACACATGCAAGCTTGCAGATGTGTATCTTTCACACTATACGTGTTGGTAAACGTACAAAGTTAACGTTTAAACGTTTACTATCATTGAGCATGCAACGTAGAATCTAGCGCTTACCGTGCCGCAAAGGCACAACGCGCCCTGACGCGTAACGTTCTTTAGACAAACGGAAAGCTCCAACAGGCAAGAGATGTTGGAGCCTTTTTGTTTGTAAGACAATGAAAGGAAGGTATGCAATGACTAAGCACTTGAGAAACGTTCTCGAAGGCTTTGCTCAGGCCCTTCAGGTATACCCCAGCAGGGACTACGTACAGCCAAAGACAAACGGATTCGCCCAAGACCAAGCGGCATTGCGTGGCGATGCAGTCAAGATCGTCCGCGGTTTAAAACAAAATGCGGACAAAGTCAATGTCAAGCAAGGTAACGCAGGCTCGGGCACAAAACGGTGATCTTTCCGTAGCTGTCCAGCACCATGAAACTGACAGCCCACTACTTCCAGTAGATCAGCTTGAACGTCTCTATCAGATAGACCCAAACCTTGTTAGGTAGGTTGTTGATCAGACCCAGGCTGAGGCGGAGCATCGCCGCCGCGAACACTCCAAAACCAATACATTCATTTTCATTGAAAGAATGAGTGGTCTTGTTGGTGCAGCTTTCATCGGCCTGTCAGGCATGCTGGGAGGTTCATATGTTGCCTTGCATGGCCAGCCAGTGGCTGGTGCTTCGATTGCAGGTGTGACTATTGGAACCCTCGCCGTGGCTTTCATTAGAGGACGGAAGCCGAATTCAGTAGCTACGCCGTCAGGGAGCAACTCTAAAAAATAACCGGCTACAGCTGAGATCGGCGCGACGGCCTCCTGTCACTTCGGCCAGAAAAATGACAAACGCAAGTAAATGACCTTGGAATGTATGCATAATATGTTGATCAAATTTCCGACAGCACATTATGACAACCAACGTTTTTGACCGTGGTCCCGTTATCTTAGCAACAGACTCCAGATGGTCCGCCAGGCTGCCAGGAAACAAAGGAATTTGTTATGTAGACGACACCGGCTTCGACAAGCTCTTCGTTGATCGGAATGGAGGCTTCGCCTGCAATTTTGCTGGTAGCGCTATTCTCATAGATCAGTGGAAGAACTGGCTCGCAACCGACATGTCTACAGCACCTCCTGACGTGTACTACAACGGGATTAGCATTTCAATTTGTCTTGTTGAGCGTGATGGGCAGTTGGCAATCGTAGAAAATCAGGACATTAACCATGAAGATGGGTCGAAGTTCGCTGGGTCTGGTGCATTGAATGCATACGAGTGTTGGAAAATGAACAAGTCTGCAACTAAAGCTGTTGAATCGGCCAAAGTTCTGGACCCATGTAGTGGAGGGAACGTAAAATCGGCGGATTTGCCTTCCGGCAGGCACAACGTCGAAAACGTTGCCAATCTTGAAGACGTTGTAGAAAGCCTTGTAAAGAAAGGGTTTGTTATGTATATCGCCAACCCACAACCTATCGAATTCGAAAAAGCAGCGGCCAACGATGCCGATGTGGCTAATCTCAAGGGTGCATTAGCCTCTGGAGCCGCCCAGATATCCGCTCCGTATGATGCCATGTATCAAGATTGGAGCCCTGAGCAAAAAGCAAGGCTGAAGTCAGCACTTGATGGGCTGAGGGCTCGTCATAGGTAGGTTTACATTGACCGGCACGTCGGCATCAGGCAACACTCTTCTCAGGCGCTAGGCTGAGCCCACCCGTTCAGATAAAAACACCTGGCGCCCGCAGATAAGCCCGCACACGCGGGCTTTTTTGCACTCAAAAATGCCGTATTCACGTCATACAATAACGCAGACACGCCCTTCCTTTCATCGAAAATGTATCGATGAACGGACGTGGCGAACGAATCAAGGCCGAGCGGAAAAGGCTCAATTGGCGGCAAGAAGATCTTGCCCGCCGTGCGAAGGTAAGCCGGGGGATCATTGGTGACCTGGAGCGTGGTCGGAACCATGGGACCACCAAGATCCTGGATGTCGCAAAGGCATTGAAGGTGAACCCCATCTGGCTCGAAACTGGCAAAGGCCCTCGTGAGCCCGTCCCCGAATCCAACGTCCCCTACCTCACGGCCGACTCCTTGGATGACCTGGCAGAGATTCTGCTCGCCCGTGGCGCAGATGAGATCGGCCAGCTTATGGCCCTGATCGTGAAGAAGCAGTCTGAACGAAAGTAAGGCGGTCAACTAGCCTTCAGGGCAATGTTGTGCGCAAACCACGCGGAATTTGCTACAAAAGTGAGCGGTCCGGCTGCTATCGTTAAGGTTACGTAATAATGCGTAGCACGCCGTGCCATCAGAGACATTCCACAGTAGATTGCGGTCCGCCATCGAGGACCGCGGAACCACCATAACAGCCGTCGCCGCACACCTTGGAGTCAGCCGGCACACAGTAACTCGCTGGTGTAAATCCCAAATGCCAGATGATGATCAAATAAATAGACTGGCAGCATACCTCGGCATCAGCCCTCACGCCCTGCACAGTGGTACCGAGATATCCCCCGAGCACATGGCCGCCTGTCATAGGCTGTTCGCCCTTGCCACTGGCCTATCTACCAGGGACGTCGAGGCCATGATCCACCTGGCCGAGTCGATTCTTGCTACAAAAGTGTAGCAAAAGTGAACAGACGATAATTCTGTATCAATACACACCAATCCCCGATCTGTCGTAGCCTATTCGTGCATGCAGCGATGGCGCCAACGCCCGTCGCGCATAGAAAAAAACTCGTAGATTGGAGCGATAGAATGAACTGCACCGGTAGCACAGAGCCTTGCATCCATACCCCGAATTGCTATCAATACAGACCTGACATTCCGCAGGGAAAGAAGATTGCGTCGTTGGTGATCAATGTTTTTGAAGGGAAAGTCTGTGAAATGCTAATCAAGGGAGATGAGGCGGTTCTGAGACAAGTGATCGAGGACAACATCGGAAGAATATCAGCCGCTCTCGCGGCTTAGGAAAGAAAAATGCGGCTACTTGCGAGCCGCTTTTTCTATCACGTGCAATGCGGACTCAAGAGTCTGCTTCAGCTCTTCCAGGTCCTTTCCGTAAACCCCAATTGGGTCTTTCCCATCTCCAGGGAACACGACCCTACGAACGGCCAGGCCATCGTCTTCGGAATCAGACGAGTAATCGGTCACTTCCATCTGGCCACGACCAGTCATTAGCCAGTCATAACTCACCCTGGCATCAATCGCCATCCTGATCGAAATAGCAGTATCGGGGAATCCTTCCCCAACCAGCCATTTACGAGCTGCCTTCTGACTGACTCCAAATCGGTTGCCCAGCTCAGCTTGCCGGTTCTTGCCGGCCGGCGGGATCCCAAGGCGATCACAGACCAAGTTCACGCGCTTAGCAAAGGCATCCAATAGCGTTTGTTTATCTTCCATAAACGGCAATGTAACTGATAGTTCTGTAACTATCAGTCTCTGGCGGCCTTGCGGCAAGGTAACTTTTGGTACTAATATCTGCGACATGAACCAGAACCTCATCTCTCAGGCGATTGATATCGTCGGATTGCAGGCCATTGCACAGGCCTGCGGCGTCTCATATCAAGCGGTCAGAAAGTGGGAAAGGAAGAACAAGCTTCCCCGGACTGACTGGACTGGGGAGACCAACTACTCGACGGCTATTGAAAAGGCTACGGGCGGAGCGGTCACCAAAAGTGCACTGCTTGCAACAGTTCCGCTCACGTCTCAAGAGTAGCTGAGTCAAAAATCCATATGGCATGAACAAAGAGGCCTGCTCATGAACACCCGCTACACCCACGTCACCGCTACCGCCCAAACCGTAGCGAAGAGCCACCACAACGGCATTGCCGGCCTGGCCGTGGCGATGCAGAAAGGGCCGTCGGTACTGGCCAACAAGCTGAACCCGAACTGCGATACCAACCACCTGACGCTGGAAGAGGCTGCCGAAATCACCGACCGGACGCAGGATCCGGCGGTCGCAGACGCCCTGGCAGCGCTGTGCAACCGGATCACCGTTGCCCTGCCCTCTGGCGAGCTGACGCTGAAGGAGCTGTCGCGGGCGTTTTGCCAACTGGCGGCCGAGTGTGGGGAAGTTGGGCAGGAAATCAACGCGGCTGAGCATCCGGAATCCGAGTGGGGGGAACGCATCAGCCCGAGTGAGGGACGGCGAATTGAGCGCGCGCTGTGGGATTTGTTGTCTGCCGGCGCCGGCCTGCTGCAGCGAGTCAGGGGATGACTGTGGAACAAACGAACTGCATGGAATCAGAAAAGAGAAAACCCCGGTCATCGCCGTTGGCGCGGCTCGCGGGGCATCTCCGTGGAGGGTTTGCCAGATGAGTATGCCCATGAGCACAACATTTTTCAATCCCGCCGAGGTGCCCGCGCGGCAAACGCCGGCTGAGGCGTGGCGTCGTTGCAACCCCGGCACGCCGTTGAGCAGGAGCCCGTCATGAGCGCGGCCGAGAAGGTGATCCACCTGGCCGACCGGCGCCCGGCTGCGGAAGAGCCGCCGCGCAAGGAGGGTTTTCTGGCCATTCCCAACGAGTTGATGGACGCCCTGCTGGCAGCCGATCTCACCGGGCGGCAGCTAAAGCTGGCGCTGGCCGTGGTGCGCAAGACAATCGGCTACGGCAAGACCGAGGACGACTGCACCATCACCCAGCTGGCCGAGGTTGCCGGCCTACACCGCCCTGACGCCAGCAAGGCCCTGCAGCAGCTGCTGGACCTGGGCATCATAAGCGCGCGCAAGGGTCGCCATGGACAGCTGGTGTCGCTCAATCCTCCGTCGAGCTGGCACTCTGGCGACGCGGAGCAAAACGCTACGCCTACCGCTACGAACGTAGCAAAACGCTACGCCGACCCGTCGCAAAACGCTACGCACAATAAACAATCCCAATACCCAAGTAATTCTATCCCCCCTATATCCCCCCATGGCGAACCGGCTGCCGCCAATGGCCCTGCTGCAGATGCTACGCCGCCCAAGCCGAAACGGCAGCCGCGCGCCAAGGGCTCCAAGCGGACGTTCGCCCAATGGCGCGACGAGACGAAGGCCGCCGGCGCTGCGCTGATCCCTGAAGACGATTCGGTGTTCGAGTACGCAGCCCAAGCCGGCATTGACCGCGAGTTCCTGCGGCTGGCCTGGATTGAATTCCGCACCACCTACACCGACAAGCTGGCGAGCAAGCGGTACGTGGACTGGCGCGCCCATTTCCGCGATGCCGTCCGTCGCAACTGGTACAAGTTGTGGTGGATGAAGGACGACGGAACCTGCGAACTGAGCACCGCCGGCCTGCAGGCACGCAACGCCGCCCAAGCCGCCGAAAAGAAAGGGGCGAACTGATGCACGCCGAGAGCGAGATTTTCCAGCTGCATCACCCTGGCGCAGAGCAGTCGGTGCTGGGCGGCCTGCTGCTGGACAACCTGGCATGGGACAAGGTGAGCGAGACCCTGGCACCGGAGCAGTTCTTCGACCCGGCGCACCGCGCCATAGCCCAGGTAATGTTCGGCATGCTGAAAGCCAGCGCCCCTGCGGACGTGATAACGGTTTCCGAGGCCCTCGAGGCCCAGGGCAAACTGGAAGTCGCCGGCGGCATTGCCGCGCTGACGACCATGGTGCAGAACACGCCCAGCGCCGCCAACATCCGCCGGTACGCCGCCATCCTGCAGGACAAAGCCATCGCCCGACAGGCGATCCACATCACCGGCGAGCTGATCGGGGAGCTGCAAACGCCGCGCGGCGCGAAGTCGGCCGAGCTGGTGGATCGGGCCGCTGGCGCACTTGAGATGCTGACCGCCGATCAAGGCGCTGCGGATCAGACGCTCGATGCAGTGGCACTGGCAAAGCGCGGTTTCGATAATGTAGACCGGCGCTGGTCTATGGAAGATGGACAGCTGGACGGGCTTGCCACCGGCTTCACTGATCTGGACGAGACGCTCTGTGGTCTACAGCCAGGGGATTTGGTGATCATCGCTGGTCGCCCAGGCATGGGGAAAACCGCTTTCGCAATGAATGTGGCAGAGCACGTCGCGCGCACCACCGGCCCGGTGTTCGTGTTCAGCCTGGAAATGAGCCCAACCCAATTGAGCGACAGGCAAATGGCAAGCCTGGGTGGGGTTGATTTGAAGCGGATTCGTACTGGCCGCCTGGAAGACGCCGACTGGCAAAAGCTGACCTACTACGCCAGCCAGGTGCAAGACATGCGGATGTACGTCGATTTTCGCGCTGGACTCAGCCCGGATCAGATCCGCAGCCAGTCCAGATACCTGGCACGCCTCCACGGCCGCCCGGCCCTGATTGTCGTTGACTACCTGCAATTAATGCGCGGCCCAGGCCATGGCACCAGTGATAACCGAAACCACGAAATCGGCTTCATCACCGGCGCACTGAAGAGCCTTGGAAAAGAGCTGGAATGCCCTGTAGCGGCGCTAAGCCAATTGTCCCGAGCGGTTGAGTCCCGCGCCAACAAGCGGCCGATGATGTCCGACCTCCGCGACTCAGGATCCATCGAACAGGATGCCGACGTGGTGCTGTTCACCTACCGCGACGAGTACTACAACCCCGACAGCACCGACGCAGGTACGGCAGAAATCATCGTTGGAAAGCTCCGCCAAGGTGAGGCGAAAACAGTCCGCCTGGGCTGGCAGGGCCAATTCGCCCGTATGACCAATCTGCAGAACGACTGGATGCCCCGCCCTAGCCTCAGCAACAAACCACACAGAGGAGGATTCGAGGATTGAGCTCGTCGACACAACGCCCATCCAAGATCGTGCCGCGCCCCGGCGATCAGCCCGGCACCGGCCGACGCGACGACTACCGCACGGATCCGCACTGGCTGGCGGCCGTGGGCACCATCCGCAACTGCATGCGCTGCGGAAGCAACGTCGCGGTCCAGGTGGCGCATCGCAACGAGGGCAAAGGCATGTCGTTGAAGAACCCCGACGCCCTGACCGCCGCGCTGTGCTTGGACTGCCACAACGCCCTGGACAACGGGAACCGATTCAATCTGGAGTTCCGGCGCCGGGAGATGGACCGCGCCATCGTGCATACCCTGGAGCGGCTGGCACTGGCCGGCCTGGTGCAGATCGACAAACAACGCCTGAAGGAGATCGGCTGATGTGGAGCGAGACCAGCATAGCCGGCGCACTGGCTACCGAGTACTTCAACCGGAAATATCTGGTGGTGGTGCCGAACTGCAACTGGACCGGCTACGAGTGCGATCTGCTGGTGGTGACCAACGACCTGCGCATCATCGACGTGGAAATCAAGATCAGCCGCGCCGATCTGAAGGCCGATGCCAAGAAGGAGAAGTGGTGGCATCGCGAGTTCAAGGGCTACACCGACCCCGTGGAGCATTTTAAAGACGGCAGGTTGGTGTCCATCACGCGGGAGCGGCTTACCGAAGACACGGCACGCCAATGGCCACCAAAGGCCTGGAAGCACTACTACGCGATGCCGGCCGCAATCTGGACTGACGACCTGATCGACGCGCTGCCATCTCCGATGTCCGGCGTGCTGCTCCTGGATCGCGATAAGAATGGACGATTGACCATCTCCACACGTCGCAAGGCGATCACCTGCCGCGAGGCGGGCAAGATCGACCACGCCCAGGCCGTAGACATCGCCAGGCTGGCCAGCTTGCGCATGTGGAACGCGCTGAAGAAACAGGAGGCGGCATGATCACCTTTTTTGTCCCAGGCGTTCCCGTTGGGAAGCAACGCGCGCGCAGCTCCACCAGGATCACCACAGCCGCCAACGGCAAGGCCAAAGCCACGACCCGGCACTACACGCCCGCAGAGACCGTGAACTACGAGGCGCTGGTGTCTTGGATGGCCAAGAAAGCGTTTGGCGGCCAGCCACTGATCGACGGCCCGGTGGACATCGAATTGCGGATTTTCCTGCCGGTGCCAGCCAGCTGGTCTAAACGGCGCCGCGCGCTGGCGCTGGCCGGGCTGGTGTTGCCCACGGTGAAGCCGGACGTCGACAACATCGAGAAAGCGATCAGTGATGCCCTGAACAAAGTTGTTTGGCGGGACGATGCGCAGGTATGCGACGTGGTGAAGAAAAAACGGTATTCAGAACAACCGGGCGTGATGGTGAGGATTAAACCCATCGAAAACGCCGAGGCAGCGTGAGGAACACAATGATCGAACCAGCAGCAGCATTGGTGAATTGGGCGCGGTGGGCTGTCGATGGCGGCAGCTGGCGTGAGACCTGCTACTCGGCCGAGGGCCGATACTCCCGCGCCGAGGAACGCTATACATTCGCTGACGACGCCGAGAAGCGCCTCCGGCCGCAGTACGATCCGAGGATCGGTGAACAGGTTGAGCAGCTGATCAACCGGCTGCCCGAGCAGGAACGGCTGGTGTTGCGCGCCCGGCACGTGAACTGGCCGCGACTGGCGGACGACACGGTGGCCCGCCGGCTGGCAATGTCGGCCCGGTCGTTCGATACCGTGCTGCTGTCGGCCACGGTGCGGTTTGGCCGGTTGTGGCGTGAACAGCGCGCCCAGCGGCAGGCGGCATGAAACGGCCACGTGGCAACGGACTGGCGCGCCAGCTGGCCGATGTGCTTGCCGACGCGCCGCGTCCGATGTTCCTAGCCGAGTTGGAGGCGGCTCTCGACTTCAAGTTTGAAAAGAGCGAGATTATGAGCGTGCTGGTAAAGATGCAGGCCCGAGGGAAGGTAGAAAGCAGCTTGCAGGAACGAGTAGGTCCAGGGCCGAGGAAAGCAAAGACATATCGGCTTGCCATCCCAATATGCGTGCTACAACTAACTATGTACTAGCGATATATATTGAGGTGTGCTCATGATCGGAATCCATATAGTTGACTGTAAGAGTATTACTTTTGTCAACAGTCATTTCCACAATATTGATCAACCAGTTGTTGCCGAAAACATAGAAGAACTAAATGCATCAGGGAATTCCGCTACTTACGGAATGTCCCCAAGTTGGTTTGAATTTTTGAGACCTCACCCAAAAATCCCTGCGTCAAAACTTAAACCAGCAGCAATACTTGTGAGGTACTTATATGCAAAACCGTGGCCCTATGTTTGATCTGAGAAATGCCAAAAACGTCAAGCTAAACGACAATAAAACTGACAGCCATACCTTATTAAAAGGAGAGAACATTGACAAACTTGAAGCTCTCCGTAACACATCAGGGGAAAAGGCTGTTGACCATACTCATGCAGAGTCTATACCAGAAATTTCATGGCACAGGCGCTTTACAAACTGGCTGCTGGACAATGTAGGAAAAACTGTAATACCCATTATTTCAGGTTTGCTTCTGTATTACCTGACAAGAAAACTATTTGGATAATAGCCGATTCGGCATATATGCGAACCTATAACCAAAACACCATAAAATCCAAGGGCATGCTATATTGACGCCGTGGTGGTCGAGTTGCGCCTAATTGCGAATTTGCACTCTCCCCAAAACAGATACCCTGCATTTTCGCGGGGTTTTTCTTTTTCTACAGCATGAGTAGTCCGCAGTGCTCATGAACTGTCACCGACATCAGCCCCGCCGCACTGTGCCGCAGGGCTTCATTGTTTCTGGAGCCCACTTGATGTGCACTTGGTATCTGCAGACTGATGGGCGCCGGCTGCTGGTAGATGACCATGTCCGCAGCGACTGCCAGTTGCTGGACTGCTGCGACGCAGACTCAGTTGGAGAGGCATGGCTGGTGTTGGTGGAGGACTGGCAATGGCTGGACTGACCGCTAAGCTCTGCGCAACGCCGGGCTGCGGTGCGCTGGTGAGGCCGCCCGCTAGGCACTGCCCATTCCATGAGCAGCGTCGCCAGGTGGCGGAGCGCGAGGCAGACCGGCGTCGTGGAACGCGCGTTGAGCGCGGATACACCAACGCCTGGTCGCGTGCGGCTCGGGCGTATCGAGCCAAACATCCATTCTGCGCCGAGTGCCAGCGCCAAGACGGTCGTCTGGTTGCGGCCGATCATGTCGACCACATCACCCCGCCGCGATACAGGGAGGCGATGGAGAGCGGCGATCCCGCAAGGATCGCAGATGCCAAGCGTCTGTTCTGGGACTCGAGTAACTGGCAGCCGCTGTGCCGGCGCTGCCACTCACGCAAGACGGCGGCGGAGGACGGCGGATTCGGCAATGCACGATAGGACTAACAAGGATGTTCAGATGTAAGACGAAAACATCCAATGAGTATGCTGATAGTCCCAGTCATGACTGTATGGGTAGGGGTAGTCAATCCTTTAAGGGGAACCGACCACTGTGACCGCGCGTACCCCTCTATTTTTTCCGCCGCGTAATAAGAAATTTAGGGGTAGCGATGACAAGAGGTGCGCCGCGGGCTCCAGGCGGGGGGCGAAAACCCAAACCGACCACGCTGAAAATGATCAGCGGCAATCCCGGCAAAAGAAAACTGAACCAGGACGAGCCGGAATACGAGGCGATCGAAGTGCCGGCGCCGCCGGCGTGGCTGTCGCCCATCGCAGCAGATAAATGGCATGAACTGGCCCCGCAGCTTTCCGGCACAAAAGTTCTGACCGACGTTGATCTGCACAACCTGGAAATGTTCTGCCAGGCCTATAGCCGGTGGCGCGATGCCGAGGATCTGGTCAGCCGGATGGGGGTAGTCGTTGAAACGGCGTTCGGGCCCAAGAAAAACCCGGCCTGCACCATCATCAATGAGACCAGCCGCCAGCTCTCGACTTTCGGCGCGATGTTGGGGCTGGATCCATCCAGCCGGTCCCGTATCCATATCCCAAGCGGCAAGCAAGCCCAGAACCGATTTACCAATCTGCTGAAACCAAAGAAGGCCTCATGACTCCATGGCTCACCAGCACGTCACCGCTGCCAAGAAATGGGCGCGCGACGTGGTGGCAGGCCGCTTCCCGGCTGGCAAGTGGACGCGACTTGCCGCCCAGCGCTTCCTTGATGACCTAAAGCACAGCAAAACCAAGGCATTTCCATACAAGCTCGACGAAGACGAAGCGGAGCGCGCTTGCGCATTTGTCGAGCAGCTGCCGCATACGAAGGGCAAGTGGGCGCGCGAGCAGCAGCTCATCGAGCTGGGGCCGTGGCAGTCGTTCATCTTCGTCAATATATTCGGCTGGGTTCACAAGAAGACCGGCCTACGGCGTTTTCGCGAGGCATACAACGAGATCCCGCGGAAAAACGGCAAGTCGGTGCTGGCTGCTGGCGTGGGCTTGTACTGCTTCACCGCCGACGGCGAATACGGCGCAGAGGTGTATTCGGGCGCATCCAGCGAGAAACAGGCCTGGGAGGTGTTCCGCCCGGCCAAAATGATGCTGGAGCGATCTCAAGATCTCCTCGATGCCAGTGGCGCTGAAGTCTATGCGAAGTCGATGGCGATTCCGGAGGATGGCAGCCGGTTCGAGCCTATCATCGGCAAGCCCGGCGATGGCTCCTCGCCCTCATGCGCGGTGATCGACGAGTTTCACGAGCACGACTCGCCGGAGCTGTACGACACGATGATCACCGGCATGGGCGCGCGCGAACAACCGCTGGCCTTCATCATCACCACGGCCGGCTACAACCTGGCCGGGCCATGCTACGAAAAACGGACTGAAGCTGAGAAGGTGCTGCAAGGCCTGGTGGAGAACGACCAGCTGTTCTGCATCATGTTTGGCGCCGATGAAGACGATGATCCCTATGAGCCGGCCACTCTTCGCAAGGCGAATCCCAATTTCGGCGTATCGGTGCTGGAAGAATACCTGCTGGCGCAACAGCGCCAAGCAGCTCAGACCCCATCCAAGCAAACCGCATTCAAGACCAAGCACCTGAACATCTGGTGCTCGGCCAAATCGGCCTGGGCCAATATGGCCCACTGGAACGCCGCGGCTGATGCCACGCTGCGCGAGGACGACTTCGCCAGCAAAGAGTGCGTGGTGTCCTACGACCTGGCCAGCAAGTTGGACTTCGCATCCACGGTGAAGATTTTCAAACGAAGCATATTCGAGAAGACCCACTACTACATCTTCGCCAAGCACTACCTGCCCGAAGAAACCCTGGAGTCGGACGACAACCCAAACCGCGCGGCATGCGTGCGCTGGCGCGACACAGGCTGGATTGAGCAGCACGACGGGCCGGAGAACGATTTCGCCATGATCCTTCAGGATCTGGAGGAGATGCCCACCAAGCACCAGGTAACCGAGTTCTGCCAGGACAAGTTCGGCGCCGCCTGGGTGGCGCAGCAGCTGGTGCATGGCGGCGCGACCGTCGTGGACGTGCCGATGAAAGCGATGTACCTGACCCCTGCCATGCGCGAAATTGAGGCCGCGCTGAAAGCGGGCCGATTGCACCACAACGGCGATCCGGTTCTGGCCTGGATGATGTCCAACGTCACAGCCCGGGCCGACAAGAACGACAACCTGTTCCCGGACAAGCAAGCCCCCCAAAACAAAATCGACGGTGCGGTGGCGCTGATTATCGGCATGACGCGGGCCATGGCTCCGGAAGCGCCAGACGACGGATACAAGTCCGCATACGAAGACGAGGTATATCTATGACCACCACCGATATGGCGACCATGGCGGTCGGCCTGCTGGGCGCGGGCGCGGTCACCACCGGCGCCGCCCTGCTCCACCCGTCCGCCGGATGGATCGTCGGCGGCGTGTTTGGCCTGGCCTGGTCCTACCTGACGGCGCGCGCCGCTGCGAGAGGAGCTGCCTGATGTTCATGTCCCGCCAATTTGGCGATCAGCGGATCGGCAGCCCGGATCCGGGTTGGATTTCCAGCCTCCTCGGTGCCAGCGCGCAGAGCGCGGCCGGCGTGATGGTGTCGCCGGAGCGGGCGCTGGCGCTGACCACGCTGCAGGCCTGCGTCTCGTTGATCGCCGAATCCGTGGCGCAGCTGCCGTGCGAGCTGTACCGCCGCAAAGGCGATACGCGCGAGCGTGCCACCGATCATCCAGTCTATCGGCTGATCCACGACACGCCGAACGAGTGGCAAACGCCAATCGAGTACCGCGAGCAATGCCAAATCAGCGCCGGCCTGCGCGGCTCCACGTTTTCATTCATCGAACGCGACGGCGCGGGGCGGCCCACCGCCCTGCTGCCGCTGGACTTCAACAAGGTGCAGGTGCTGCGCGGCAGCGACAACCTGCCGTACTACCGGATCGGCGGCGCCGAGCCGGTGCCGATGCGGCTGATCCACCATGTTCGCTGGTGGACGCTGGACGGCTACACCGGCGTCAGCCCGGTCCGGCTGCACTGCGACACCATAGGCCTGGCGCTGGCGACCCAAAACCACGCCTCCAAAGTGTTCGCCAACGGCACCCACCTGGCCGGCGTGCTGGAACGGCCGGCTGTGGTCGGTCAGCAAGAACTGAAGGCACTGAGCCAGGCGCGCGTGAATGAGGTCAAGGCGGCATGGAAATCTGAATACTCCGGCTCGGACAACGCCATGAAGGTGGCAGTGCTTCAGGACGGCATGACTTTCCGCCCGTTGTCGATGACCAACGAGGACGCGCAGCTGATCGACAGCCGCAAAATGTCGGCGCTGGAGTTGGCGCAGATCTACAAGGTACCGCCGCACAAGGTGGGCCTGCTGGAACGTGCCACCAACAACAATATCGAGCACCAAGCGATTGAGTTCGTCATCTACTGCCTGTTGCCGTGGCTACGTCGTCATGAGCAGGCCATGATGCGCGACCTGCTGCTGCCCAGCGAGCGCGCCGACTACTACATCGAGTTCAACGTCGGCGGCCTGATGCGCGGCGATACCGCCAGCCGCTACGCCGCCTATGCAGTCGGGCGGCAATGGGGCTGGCTGTCGGTCAACGACATCCGGCGCCTGGAAAACCTGCCACCCATCCCGGGCGGAGAGGTCTACCTGCAGCCCCTCAACATGATCCCGGCCGGCGCGACCAAGCCGACGAATCCAGCGCCCGACGCCGTGGCAGAGATCAACCAGATTCTGGAGACGTGATGAAACAACACCTGTATCTGCATCAGCTGTTCAATCAGCCGCATATGGTGCTGCCGGACATGCTGCATGAGGCCGTAGCCTGGGCCGGCACGCGCATGGGCCTGAACCTGCAGCAGGTCAACGTCAACCTGCCCGACATGGCATGGAAGGGCGACCGCTCCGACGAGATCGAGGCCGCCAGCCCGGCCGACCGCCGCCAGCAGGCCGCGCAACAAACCGGCGTACTGGTGATTCCGGTCTCCGGCATTTTGGTGCCGCGCGCCAACGATGTCGGCCTGTGCGCCAACCAGACCAGCTACGAAAGCATCCGCGCGCAGCTCAATGCCGGCATGGCTGATCCGCAGATCGAACACATCCTCCTCGATCTAGCCACGCCGGGCGGCGCCGTCACCGGCTGCTTCGAACTGGCCGCTGACATCCGCGCCGCGCGCGCAGTGAAACCGATCACTGCCCTGGTGCATTACAGCGCCTACAGCGCTGGCTACGCCATTGCCTGCGCCTGCTCCGACATCGTGCTGTCCCAGACCTCCGGCGTCGGCTCCATCGGCGTGATCATGAAGCACGTCGACATCAGCAAGCAGCTGGAGGCTGACGGCATCACCGTCACCACGTTGTACCGCGGCGCGCGCAAGAACGACATGGCCAGCGACACACAGTTGTCGGACGATGCGCGCGCGAACGCTGACAAACTGCTGGACCTGTACTACGAGCAATTCTGCGAGACCGTGGCTGAATACCGGGGCTTGGATGTCCAAGCCGTTCGTGACACCGAGGCCGGTTTGTTCTACGGCCCCCAGGCCGTGGCCGCAGGCCTGGCCGACCGGGTGGAGAGCCAGCAGCAGGCCGTGAACCGCATCGTCACCGAGGTGGCTGCGCGCCGGAAGCCCATCGCGCCTACGGCTCGACGTGCCAACGCGTTGGCCACTGCCATGCAGATGTCCCTCAATACCTGACCGCCGCACGGCGTCAACGCCCGAAAGGGCACCCTCACCCGCCTGATGGCGGTTTTTTTACGTCTGGAGAACTAAATGCCCAATATCCTGGAGCTGAAGAAACGCCGTGCCGAAATCGCGGCGGAAGTGCAAACCCTCGCCACGCTGGAGTCCGGCGGCACCGCGCTGAGCGCCGAGCAGCTGCAACAGCTGGATACGCTGAAAGCCGAATTTGGCCAGTTGGGCGCGCAGCTGGCGCGGCTGGAAGACGCCGAACGCATGGTCGCCGCCGCGGCTGTGCAGGTCGATACGCTGAGAGGCCAAGGTGCGCCGCCTGCTGGTGTCCCGGCCACCCCTGCGGGCGAGGCAGTTCGTGGCGGCAACGTCGCCCGTATGGCCGTGGCGCTGATCCAAGCCCAGGGCAACTACCGCGCGGCCGCCGACTACGCAGACAAGAACGGATTTGGTGCTGATGTTGCCGCCGCCCTCAACAGCGGCTCGCCATCCGCCGGCGGCGTGCTGATCCCGACCAACATGGCCACGGAGCTGATCGAGTTGTTGCGCCCCAAGGCCATTGTTCGCCGGCTGGGTGCCCGTTCGCTGCCATTGAACAATGGCAACCTGACCATTCCGCGCCTGAAGGGAGGCGCTTCGGTCGGCTATATCGGTGCCGACAGCGATATCCCGGCAACGGAACAGAGCTTCGGCGACCTGAAGTTGTCGGCCAAGAAAATGGCCGCGCTGGTGCCGATCAGCAACGACCTGCTCAGCAACGCCGGCATCAGTCCGGATGTCGAGCAGGTGGTGGTCGATGATCTGACCTCCGCCGTCGCGGCGCGCGAGGATCTAGCATTTCTTCGCGGTGATGGCAGCGGTAATACGCCGAAGGGTATGCGTGGCTGGGCGCTGCCCGGCAACTGCATCGCTGCTCCGGCCCCGGCCGCTGTGGATGCCGCCTTCCTTCAAGCCGTCGAGAACTTCCTGAATGCCCTGATCTTGCTGCTGGAAGGCGTCGACGCCAACCTGGTGAAACCGGGCTGGGGGATGTCTCCTCGCACCTTCCGTTTCCTGGAAGGTTTGCGTGATGGCAAAGGCAACAAGGTCTATCCGGAAATGGCCCAAGGCCAGCTCAAGGGCTATCCCATCGGCAAAACCACCCAGATCCCGAACAATCTCGGTGCCGGTGGCGATGAGTCGGAGATCTACTTCGCCGACTTCGCAGACTGCTTCATCGGCGAGGACAAAGGCCTGACCATCGACTTTTCCAAGGAAGCCACCTACATCGGCCAGGACGGCAAGATGGTCAGCGCCTTCGCCCGCGACCAGACCTTGGTGCGCGTGATCGCGAAGCACGACTTCGGCCCGCGCCACGTCGAGAGCATCGCCATCGGCACCGGCGTCAAGTGGGGCAAATAAGCCAATCAGGCCCGCAGCGCGGGCCTTCCCTTCCCATGGAGAACACTATGCACAGCGTGAAATTCCTCAAGCATTGGGGAAAATACAACCCGGGCGAGGTCGCCGGCTTCGAAGAGAAGGACCGCGAGTTGCTGGAACGACTCGCTATCGCGGGAGTTATCGGTCCTGCCGAAGAAACCCTCGAGGCGGTTTGTGACGCCATCGCCAAAAGCAACGGCGAGCAAGAGAAGGTCGAAGCATACGCAACTCAGGATCAGACGGCCAGTGACGAAAACAGCGCCAGCACTGATGCAGCCGCAGCCAGCAGCGATCAGTCGAACCCGGCGCCGCGCGCCAGCAAGAAGGCCTGATCATGCCGGCCACGCTCATTCGACGGAATGACGGGCCGGTGCTGACTGTCGAGGAGATGCGGCAGCAGTGCCGGATCGATGCTGGATGGACACCCGAAGATACCGCGGCAGAAGACAAGCTGCTGCAGCGGCTGGAGCGCGCCGCGGTTCGCGCTTGCGAAGGCAAAATCCGCGGACCTCTGCTGAATGCCGACTACCGACTGACGCTGGATGAGTGGCCGCGCATGCCTTGGTTGTCGCTGCCAACCGCTGGTGCCGTGGTGGTTTCCGCTATCAGGGTGGCGCAGGGTGGCCAGCATCAGCCGTGGGGCGATTTTGTCGCACTGGCGGATGGGCCGCTGCTGCAGGTCAGGCCACGTAATGGTGCGTGGCCCGTGGTGGATGCTCTGCCCGATGCGATCCAGATCGACTACCGGGCCGGCCTGGCTGAGAGTGGCAATGCCGTACCGGAGGATGTCCGCCAATGGCTGCTGTTCATGGTCGGCACCTACTACGAGCATCGCGAGGCACTGCTGGCCGGCGCCACGCTGACCGAGCTGCCGCGCAGTTTCGTGGATGGGCTGCTGTCGCCTTACATGGTGGATGAGGTGGTGCTATGAGGGCAGGCAGACTCGACAAGCGCGTCGTATTCCAGAAGCAGGTCAAGGGCCGGGATTCGGCCGGTCAGCCGACAAACACCTGGCAGAATCTACCCGCAGTCTGGGCCAATGTCCTGTTCGTGAGTGGTCGCGAGTACATCACCGCAGACCGCCAGCAGCAGGAGAGCGTCGCCAGCATCCGCATCCGGAAACGACCTGTCACCGCCAGCATGCGCGTCCGCTACGGCGGCGAAATTTACGAAATATCCGCCGTATTGCCCGACCGGAGCGGTGAGTATCTGGACGTCGCGGTGAAGGCCATCAAGTAGGAGGTCCCATGCTCAAAATCGGCTTTGATCGCAGCAGCATCACCACCGGCCTGCAAGAGTTCCAGACCAAATTGCGGGATGACGTGATGCTGTCCGGCGCGGCAGCCGGCGCCAACGTGCTCTACGACGAGGTGCTGCAGCGCGTGCCGGAGAAGACCGGCAAGCTCAAGGGCAGTGTCTACCGAGCATACATCCCGGAGCGCTCAGTCGATGGCCGGCAGGTCTACGTCATCAGCGTCCGCAAGCGCATCGCCAAGCACTGGCACCTGGTCGAGTTCGGCCACTGGCGCGTCAATAAATTCGTGCAGCTGGAATCCGGAGAATGGGTGCCGACCAAGCAGCGGCTGGCCAAGCCGGTGTGGGTGCCGGCCAAGCCCTACTTGAGACCGGCCTACGACGCCAAAATTGGCGCCGCGCTCGACGCCGCACGAGACCGGATTCGCGAACGCCTACAGGAGGACTAAACATGTTGGAAGAACAGCTATTCAGCCTCCTGTCGCCGCTGGTGGAAGGCAATGTGTTTCCGGATACCGCGCCGGCTGAATCGCCTCTCCCCTACATCCTGTATCAGCAGGTCGGCGGCATTCCGATGCAGTTTCTTGAGGGGGCCGGCAGCACGGTGTCGCCGCGGATGCAGATCACCATCTGGTCCGACTCTCGCCTGCAGGCCGCCCAGCTGCAGCGCGCGGCGCAGCGACTGCTGGTGGGCGCGCCACTGTTTGGCACCATCGCCGGCGGCGCTGTCGCCCTCCACGAAGAGGCGCTGGGGCTGCGCGGAACCCAGCAGGACTTCTACTTCAAGGGAGACCCATGATGCCGGAGCCAGCACTCGCCGTCGGCAGCACGCTGGCCATCTCGCTAGCATTGCCGGCCACGCTGGACGCCGCCAGCTTCAGCGCGCTTGCATTCACAGCAGTGCGCGGCGTGCGAACAGTCGGCGATATGGCCGAGCAGTGGCAGACCACCACCAACAACTTGGCCAACCGGGACTACCCGCTGGTCACCAAAACCTGGCGCAGCGCCATTCAGCAGGACATCGACCTGCTTCAGCTGACCGATGCTGGCCAGGCCCTGCTAATGCAGGCCTATAACCAGCCCGGCCCGGCGGCATTCCTGATGGCGCAGCCCAACGGCACGTACTGGTTCACCGCGTTGATCACCACCCGCGCCGCCGGCGGCCGGTCGCCGGACGCATTGCTGGCACGCCGATTCACGCTGACGCTAACCGCCCCGCCCATCACCGCAACCTGACCCACTCGCCCGCCGCGCGCGGGCTGTTTTATTTGAAAGGACACGACATGTCGGTCTTCCTCCCCAGCGGCAGCACGCTGCAGATCGCCAGCGCCTACGGCCCGGCGAAATCCATCACCGCGCTCAGCAACGCCAATCCGGCCGTAGCCAGCGCCGCCGCGCACGGCTTTGCCGCCAGCGACATCATCGAACTGACCAGCGGCTGGGCTCGCCTCAACAACCGCATCGCCCGCGTCGGCGCTGCTCCGGTAGCCGACTCGTTCAAGATCGACGGCATGGATACCAGCGATCCCAAGCTGTTCGGCGCCGGTCTGGGCATGGGCAGCGCCCGGGCCATCACCGCCTGGACGCCGATGCCCCAGGTGCTGGACTTCAATACCAGCGGCGGCGAGGCCAAATTCGCCACGTTCCAGTTCCTGGAGTCCGACGAAGAGCAGCAGATTCCGAACGGCAGGTCGGCCATGTCGATTGCCCTGAAAATGGCCGATGACCCGTCCCTGCCCTGCTACCCCGTGCTGCGCGCCGCCGACGCCAGCCGCAAACCCACTGCCATCATGCTCAGTCTGCCCAATGGAGGCAGCGTGCTCTACAACTGCTACGTCTCGTTCAACGAGACCCCGGAGCTGTCGCAAAACAGTGTGATGGCGGTAAAAGTCACCCTCTCGCTGCTTGGCAAGGCCACCCGCTACTGATCTACCACACATAGGAAACGACCATGGCAAAACTCACCCTGGGCGCCGCGCCCACCTTCCCCGCCTCCGTTTCAATCCCGCAGCCCGGCGGCGCTGGCGCTGAGGTGGTGCTCACCTTCAAACATCACACCAGAACCGAGTTGCGCGGTCTGGCCGAGAAGCTGGATGCCACGCCGGATCTCGAGCTGGTCCAGCAAATCGCCACCGGTTGGGATCTGGTGGACGCGTGGACGCCCGAAAACGTGCGCCAGCTGCTGGAGAACCACCACGGCGCCGCGCTGGCTATCTGGAATACCTACGTTCGCGAGCTGACGGGCCTCCGCGAAAAAAACTGATTGCCGCTGCGCGCTCCATGTATGAGCGCCAGCCCGATACCGCCCAGTTGGACGCGTTCGGGCTGACCGCTGCTGATCTGGGTCAGCAGCAGGATGTGGAGGTCTGGCCAGACAACTGGCAGGCCGTCCATCTGCTCAACCGCATGAGCACGCAGTGGCGGGTAGGGTTTGGCGGCGCGGTGGGCCTGGATTACAACGTGTTGTACAGGATGATGGACCGGCTGGGGCTGGTACCTGAGGAGTACGATCAGATGGAAGCGGATATCCAGATGATGGAACAGGAAGTACTAGGATTGCACTCAAACAAGTTGTGATGCTAGTCTAGCAAGATGTCAGGAGCATTATATGAATCCGATAATACTTGCATGGATTTTATTTTCTGTTGTGGTATCTGTAATTGCCGCTACCCGAAACCGAAGTGCAATAGGTTTCTTTGCACTGTCCATTATTACCTCCCCTGTACTAGCAATAATCATTTTGCTCATCATTCCTAATAAATACAAAGAAAAGATTGAGGCCGAGAATACAAAACGTGAGCATGAATTACAACTCGAGCAAATTAAGGCAATTGCTGCACGAAATGACGAACCCTCAGGCATAGCAAATGAGTTAGAGAAACTTGCCGATCTACGTGATCGCGGAGTTTTAACCGACGAAGAGTTTCAACGACAGAAATCAATTCTGCTAACTAGATAGTAGGCTTATACGTTAAATCCAATCAAAGCCCCGCCTTGGCGGGGTTTCTGTTTTTCTGGGTCTGCATATGTCAAATGAACAAATCGGACGTGGCATTCTCGAATTTGAAGTACGCGAATCTGGTGCAACTGCCTCTATTGCCAAGATTGACCAAGCTCTGGGCGGCCTGGAGAAGACCACCGAGCAAGCATCGAAAGCCGTCGAATCTACTGGTAAGAGCCTAGCCAGTCTCAAGGAAGCCTCTCAGCCGGCTGAAGTGGCAGGCGCCAAGGTGCAGCAGATTGGCCAAGGAGGCGACGCAGCGGCGCGCAAAATGGAAGCGGCCACCCGCAACATGATCAACGCGATCCAGCGCACCACGGTCAGCATGGAAGTAGGCAGCAAGGCCAGTTCAGACTATTTCCGGATACTGGCTGGCCAGCGTGGCCTGGATGTGGCTCAACTGGAGCCTTATCTCCAGCAGTTGGACTTGGTCGCCGCCCGTCAAAAAAATGCAGGCATCAGCGCCGGACAGCTTTCCAACGCCATGCGGATGCTGCCGGCACAGTTCACCGACATCGCGGTTTCATTGGCCGGTGGCCAGAGTCCGATGATGGTGTTTATGCAGCAAGGTGGGCAGATCAAGGATATGTTTGGAAGTGCCGGCGAAGCAGCCAAGGCCATGGGGTCTTACGTTCTCGGTCTGATAAATCCCTTCACCATTGCTACTGCAACAATTGCCGCGTTCAGCTATGCAGCCTACACAGGTCATAAAGAGTCGCGCCAGCTTGCCATGACTCTCGCCATGACTAGCAATGCCGCGGGCCTGACTGCCGAGTCTTTTCGCTCAATGGCAGAGACGGTTGCCATGTCATCCAATAGCAGCTTGGGATCCAGCCGCGACACCATGATGGCGCTGATTGGCAGCGGCAAACTGGCTGGCGAAACGCTGAAAAACATTGCCACCTCCGCCCAGGTCTTCGCAGAAGTCACGGGAGAAAAAGGCGCCAAAGCAGCCAAAGACTTTGAGGATGCCATTAGCGGCGATGTAAAGAAGCTGGCCGAAATGAATGAACGATTTGGTTTCCTGACTGCTTCGCAGTTCGAACACATCGCCGCTCTGAAAGAAGCCGGCCGTGAAGAGCAAGCCAAGTACGACGCATCGGTCATAATTTCCCAGCACTTCGCTGAAGTGTCCCTGCAAAGCCTTGGTGTAATTGAAAAAGCTTGGGTATCCCTGATCAATAAAGTAGGCAGCTATTGGGACGCCGTAAAGAGCCTTGGTCGCACGCCGGAGCTGGGCGATAACCTGAAGCTCGTCAACGACGAAATCGCCCACCTGGAGGGCGAGAGCAAAGGGAACAAGTACTGGGCATCATTTAACAAAGAGAGACTACAGGAGCTGTACAACCAACGGGCCGGTTTGGAGTCCGACATCCGTAGATTGCAGGTCAATGCGGCAAAGGAGTCGGAGCAACAGGCCGTCCAAAAGGCTGGCACCCAGGCAAACATGGAGCTGGAGAAAAAGCTCGATACGCTTCGCACTGGCAAGGAAAAAATCAAGCACGAGCTGGAAGAACTGGATAGATTGGTCATTTCTGCCCGTGCTGCCGGTCTAGGCAGCAAATACGATGACACCACTGTCGCCAAAATGCGCCAGGACATCATCAAAAAATATAGCGACAAGCCCCGAAAGGAATCGCCTTATGGCAAGCAGGAGGACCGCGAGGTCGCCGACCTGCAGTCACGTATCGCTGCCGAAAACCAGATCGCCGAGGCCATGCGGCTGAACGGTGCTGCTTACGACAAAATGACCGAAGGTGCCAAGTTGGCGCTGAAATTCCGCTACCAGGAAGGCGTAGCTACTACCGAGGCGGCGAAGGCCAACCTGCGATTACGCGCCAGCCTGGCAGACGAGCTGGGCCAGCGGCAGGAATTGACCGCCGCGCTGAAAGATAAGATCAGCGTGCAGAAAAGCCTGGACGAAGCCGACCAGCGCCGCACCGGCGAAATGCAGCTGCAGCACGAGGACACGGCCAAACAACTGGAATTTTTGACCATATCAGCCGGCCAGCGCGACCGCGCCCAGGCGCAATGGGCGGCGGAGCTGGAAACCAAGCGGCAGTTGCTGGATCTGCAGATAAAGATCAACCAAGCTCGGGCCGATGAGGCCGCCGCGACGACAGATGCAGCGCGTGTCGAGCGAAAGCGCATTGTGGAAGACCTGGAGGCTGAGCAACGATTACTTGGCAAGGATGGCGCTAGACGCGCCGAGGCCGCAGTGCGGGCAGTCGACGAAAAGCTGACCTTGGCTGGCAACTGGACAGTGGGTGCCAAGGTGGCTCTAGCGGACTATGCCGATAACGCCATCCGTATCGGTGACGAGGTAGGGACCGCGTTTTCCCGGGCGATGGGCGGCATGGAGGATGCGCTTACTAGGTTCGTAACAACTGGAAAGTTGTCTTTCAGGGACTTGGCCAACAGCATCATCGAAGACATGGTCCGCATTCAAATCCGACAAAGCGTCACCGGACCGCTTTCAGGTTTTTTATCCGGCATGTTCGGACGTTCCGGCCCTGCCGCACCGATTGTGGACGGTACGTCTACCGGAGTCGGCCCCTTGCAGGCCAAAGGCGGCGCGTGGCTGTCTGGTGCGCAGTTGTTCGCCACCGGCGCGGCGTTCACCAACTCCATCGTCTCACGGCCAACCGCGTTTGCACACTCGGCCGGGTTGGGCGTGATGGGAGAGGCCGGGCCGGAGGCGATCATGCCGCTGACGCGCGACGGATCTGGCAGGCTGGGCGTGCGCTCGGCTGGCGGCGGCGCGCCGTCGGTGGATGTACAGGTCAACGTGATCAACCAGAGCAGCCAGCCGCTGCAGGCCCAGCAGCAGGGGCAGCCACGGCTGGATCAGGTTGGCAATTTGATTGTGGATTTGGTGGTGACCGACATGCGCCGCGGCGGTCCGATCTCATCCACCATGGAACGCGCCTACGGCCTGCGCCGCGGGGGATAAGGAGAACGCATGGCAATTCCTGCCCTGCCCTCGTTTGTGCTGATCGATCTGGACGGCTACAGCGAGAAACCGGACTACGGCCTGCAACGGTCTGCGATGGACGGCGGTATGCCGAAACAGCGGGCCCGGTGGTCGCTCCCAATCGTCGGCCGCAGCATCACGCTGCTGATTGGAGGAGCCAGCAACCGGGCGATCTTCGACAGCTGGTATGGCGCAGACCTTCACGGCGGTGCCGACTGGTTCACGGTGACGCTGTTCGGCAAACCTCTGCGCGCCCGATTCACCGAGACTCTGACGTTTCGGCCGGCCGGTCCGGATGCATGGACAGCGTCTGCCACCATCGAAACCATCGGTTAGCGGAAATCCCGCAGGAGGATCGCACTTCAGTTGGAAAGGAAAATGTGCTCACAAACCATTTAAGAATTGTGACGCATGAAAACAATTAGTGATATTGCATGGCTCATGATTTTCGTTAATCAAATGAGCCCCAATGCTAGGCAGGATGGAATTTTGATCTTGGCCTTATGTTGCATTTTGGCTTTGATCTACGCCCCCATCCTGCAAAACAGACATAGATAAAAGAACCCGCCTCGGCGGGTTTTTTTGCTTCCTGGAGGACTGAATGGCCAGAGGCTATTCCCAACACGCCCGCGAGCAGCTCAACGCCACCAGCGCGGACGACATCCTGCTGACGCTGCTGGAGATCCGGCACCCGCTGCTGGCGGTGCCTGTTCGGGTGGTAGGCGACACGCAGAACATCGTTGTCGCTGGCGACGAGTTCATTGCCTGCGCGTTCGACATCACGCTGCCGGACGATACCGACAACCAGCTGCCGCAGGCGCGGCTTGAGATCGACAACATCGGCCGTGAGCTGACGCAGTGGCTGGAGCAGTCCGGCGGCGGCGTGGGTGCCACCTGCAGAATCATGCAGGTGATGCGGTCCACGCCGAATCTCATCGAGTTCGACATCACGCTGGACATGAGTGGTTTGTCTATGGACCGGGAACGAGTATCCGCAACCCTCGGCTATGCCGACCTGCTCAACCAGCCGGCTGTCACCCGCTACTACACGCCGGACACCGCGCCGGCGCTGTTCTGATCAACTAGGAATTCCATGCATTGGTCTGATTGCTATGTCGGCCGCGACTACGTGCCCGACACGGCCGACTGCGCCGTGCTGGCCTGCGACGTCGCACGCGAGGTGCTGGGTGTGGATATACAGCTGCCGGGCGCTCGTCGTGCAGGGCCGTTCGGCCGCAACGCGCAGATCCAGCAGCACCAGGGTGAGTTCGCCCGACGCATCGATGCGCCGGCGGACGCTCAGCCGGTACTGCTGATCGCGCGCGGTCGCGCTCAACACATCGGCGTGATGTGCCACTTGGCCGGTGAGTGGTGGGTACTGCACGCCGATGAGAGCGCCGGGTCCGTTCTGCGCCAGCGCCTGCGCGACATGGCACGGCAGGGATATCAGGTAGAGGGGTACTACGAATGGCTGTGAAACGACCGTCCCTAGTGCATTCGCCGCATCCGCTGACCGCTGCCGGCCGGCAGGTGATCTACGAGGCACATCGCCGCAATGAAACGCTGGGCGGCTACCTACGCCGGCTGCGGATCGAGGTCGACCGCGGGCCGCTGGCGGTGTGCGTCAACGGCAGGCCGCTGGCGAGCTGGCAATGCTACCGCCTGCGCCGGGGCGATTTCGTCGAAGTGCGCGCCGTGGTCGCCGGCGGCGGCGGCGCCGGCAAAGTCCTGCGAACTGTGGCAATGGTCGCGGTCATGGTCGCGGCAGCGTACGTGGCCGGCCCAGCTGGCACTTTCTTCGGCTCTCAATTCGCAGCCTCTGCCGCCAGCGCGGCGGTGATGATCGGCGGCTCGATGCTGGTCAATGCGCTGCTGCCGCCGCCGATGCCGGACATCGCTGGGTTTGGTGGCCGCGGCGACGCCAACATCAGCCAGAACTACGCCCTGTCCGGCGCCCGCAACCGCGCCCGCACTTACGCGCCGATGCCCTTGGTGATCGGCCAGCGCCGGTTCGTGCCGGACGCCGGCGGCAACCCGTTCACCGAGTTTGCCGGCCAAGATCAATATCTGTATCAGGTCTACCATTTCGGGCTGCAGCCTGACCTGCAGCTGACGGACTACCGCATCGGCAGCACGCCGCTGAATGCATACCAGGGCGTCGAGCTGATCGCCGCCGGCGGTGATGGTCGGCTGCCCGGCGTTTTCGGGAACGTCGACACCGACACCGGCCGCGAGGTCAAAGCGACAGATGGCTGGGTGGTGCGCCAGCTCGCGCGGGATACGGTCGGCATCGGCATGGATCTGCAGGGCGTCGCGTACTACGCCAACGACCGCGGCGACATGGAGACGCGGAACGTCGATACCGAGATTCAGTTTCGTCAACTGCCGGGTGGCGCATGGCAGCCCTACGGTGGCGACCAATACGGCAAATACCGGCTATCCGGCAATAGCATTACACCGGTCCGCCAGACGCTGCGGCAGGACCTGCCGGCGGCGCAGTATGAGATCCGCGTCCGCAAAACCAGCGGCGACATCAGCTCCAGCCGAGAGCGCAACGATTTCGCGCTGGCCGGCCTGCGCGCATACCGGCAGGACGCGACCGACTACGCCGGCCAGCGCCGCGTTGGTCTCAAAATCCGCGCCTCCAGCCAGCTGAACGGCGCCGTCGACGAGCTGTCGGCGATGGCGGTGGCCAGCTGCCCGGTGTGGACCGGCAGCGGCTGGGCGACGCAGCCGACGACGAACCCGGCGTGGTGGTATCTGTGGTTCGCCCGCGGCGGTTTCGACGCCCAGGGCCGGCGGATGTACGGCGCCGGCCTGCCTGATACGCGCATCGACATCGACGCGATCAAGATCTGGGCGGCCTGGTGCGACGCCAAAAAACTGAGCGTCGGGATGGTGCTGGACCGCGCGTACAGCATTGCCGACGTGCTGACGATGATCGCCCGCTGCGGCCGCGCCCGCTACACCTGGCAGACCGGCCGCCTGGGCGTGATCTGGGACGCGGCAGACCTGCCGGTGGTAGCGGTATTCGGCCCGGCCAACATCCGCGCCGGCTCGTTCCGGATCGAGTACACCACCGAACAGACCGCCGACGAGGTGGTGGTCAATTTCAGCAACCCGGCGAAAGGGTTCGATCTCGACCATGCGGGTGGCGGTGCCGGGCGTCATCGCGCCGACCAATCCGGTGACGCTTGATTTCGTCGGCTGTTGCGACGTCAGCATGGCCGGCCGCGAGGCCAATCTGATCGCCGCCTCGCAGCTGTACCACCGCCGTCGCGTCAGCTGGGAGACCGACTTCGAGGGCCTGGTGGCGACGCGCGGCGACGTGGTGCTGCTGAGCCACGATCTGGCCAGTTGGGCCTACTCAGGCCGGTTGCTCGCCGGCAGCCGCGGCCAGCTGCAGCTGGATAGCGCCGTGCCGCTGGGCGCCAGCGGCTGGGTCGGCATCCGGTTTCCGGACGGCCGCTATGCGACCTACCGGGTCAAAACCGGCAGCGGCGACAGCGACACGCTGCAGCTGCGCGACCTGATCCCGGCGTCGGATGCCGGCGGCCCGCTGCCGGTGCCGGACGAATCGCCGGATGGCGTGCCGTATGACTGGATGTGGTTCTACGACAACGGCGCGCAGCCCGGCCGGCGCGTCAAAATAGTCGATGTCAAACCCAGCGGCGACGGCGTGAAATTCACGGCGATCGACGACAACCCGGCGTACTACGCCGCCGAGTCGGGGATTTCAGCAGCGGCGGCCAGGCGCCCAGCCTACCGCCGGCGCTGGGTTCCTGCGGCTGTCGGAGTCCAGTCGGGTAACCGGAGACGGCCGGCGTGTCGCGGTGGTGACGGCCGTCTGGCCGCCGCTGCGCGGCGCGATCAACTACCAGCTGAAATACCGGCGCGCCGGCGGCGCGTGGCAGGCCGCCGTAGTGCCGGACACGTCGTACAGCTGGGATGCCGACCCGCAGGACCTGGAGGTGTCGGTGTCGGCGGTGTTTGCCGACGGCACGATCTCGGCGCCGGCGGTGGCCTCGCTCAAAATCCAGGGTCACGCGACGCCGCCGCCGGTGGCGACCGCGTTCACGGCGACCGGCGAAATGATGCAGATCACGCTGCGTTGGAGTTATCCGGACAGGGCCGATCTGCGCGGCGCGCAGCTGTTCGCCAGTACCGATGGTAAGGCGTGGGTCAAACTGGCCGACATTGCCTACCCTGCCGCGGTGTACACGCACCTCGGACTGATGGCTGGCGCCGTGGTGCAGTACCAGCTGCGCATCGTGGACACCTGGGGCAACGTCGGCGAGGCCGTCACAGCGCGGGCGGAGGCCGTGCGCAATGTGGATCTGCTGCTGGAGCAGCTGAAAAACAGCCTCACCAGCGCGCAGCTGCAGGAATCGCTGCGCACGCCGATCGAACAAGCAGTGGGCGTTCAAGGGAGCGTCAACTCGCTGATCCAGGCGCAGATGCAGCAGATGCTGACGGCGGACGAGATCCGCGGTACGCAGGGCAGCCACTACGCGTTCGCCAAGCGCCAGCTGTCGACGTTGGGTGATGCTATTTCGCAGGAAGCCAACGAACGGGTGCTACTGGCCGCCAAAATAAAAGACAACGCCGCCGGGATCATAGAAGAGTCGAAAGCTCGGGTGCGCGAGGATGGCGCTTTGTCTGAGCGGATCGGGACGATGCAGACCACGGTCGGCAACCACACGGCTTCTCTGCAGGAGGTCGGCCGGACGGTGGACGGCGTGATGGCTGAGAAGATCATCAAGCTGAACGCCTCCGGAAAGGTGGCCGGCATCGGGTTGAGGACCGATCCGAACGGCAGTGCGGTGGATTTTCTATGTGATCGGCTTGTAGTCTCGCAGCCGGACGGCAATGGCTCGCGCCAGGTGTTCATCGTTGCCAGCATCAACGGTAGGCCGGCCGTTGCGATAGCCGGCGATTTGATCGCGGACGGCTCAATTATCGGGCGCCGGGTCATTGTCGACGGCTCAATCGACGCCGCGCAGATCAATACCAATGGACTGACGATCCGGGATCTGGCAGGTAATGTTGTCGTCGACATGACGGGAATCGGTGCCGCGTATATCAAAGGCAAGTTGACGGTCGGCCAGATCGACACCGAGGGCTACGGATTACCCGCGGCGGTAGCGTTGTAGTGGACGCCAATGGAATGGATGCCACCTATATCCGGAATTTGTCGGTAGACACATTCCAGATCAAGGGCGAGGCGGTCAGCAAAAACGATACCCGAACGGTAACGCTGTCCGGCTGGCAGGCGGCTGGGTGGAATTTTAATTTTCCGTTTTATTGCTCAGACCGCGGCACGCTGCTCGTGTTCGGAGACGCGCCGTTTCCCAGCATCACGCTGCGAGCGCGAGGGCGAGCGGTGGGGATCAGCAATGGCAGCGGTGTGCTGGTGCTTGATGTCTCGGCTGGCGAGACGGTGACTGTCGGCGTTGAGAGCATCGGCGGCTACAGCGCGTCCGGACAGGTTCGCTACGGTGCGGTGCTGTATAGGAGATAGAGGGCATGGAGAAAATCAACATCATCGAGTACGACGACGCCGGCCGCATTTTGCAGACTGGCGTGCCTCACTCGAAAACGTCGAGGTCGAGTTCGCGCTGGGAAAACTGCTGCTGCAGGGCGAGGCTGATCCGCTGACGCAGTACATCCGCAGCGACGGGGTGATTGAGGCGCGGCCCGTGAATCAAGCCAGGCTGGACGGCATGGTGCTGCGCGATCTGCCGGCGCCCTGCGTGCTGGTGCTGGATGGCACGCCGTACGACTGCGACGACACCGAATGCGAACTGTCGTTTTCTCTGCCCGGGCTGCATCACGTCCAGGTCGAGGCCTGGCCGGTGCAGTCTGCCGCGTTCGAGGTGGCGACATGATGCAGATCCATCACTACGGCGATCACCGGGCTGCGCGGAAATCGCAGTACCCGCCGCTGGGCGATCAATGGGACGTGTTGTGGCGCTGGGTTGCCAGCCTGCCGCCGGAGCTGCTCAACGACGAGATGCGGCAGATGCTGGACCGCATCAGGGCCGTAAAAACAAATTTCCCGAAGCCCCGCCAGGATCAAACCGGCGGGGCTGATTCATTGGAGGGGGCAGACAATGGCGGATGATTGGGCAGGCCTCGCCGCAGGGCTGGCGAAAATGCAGCAGCGATGGCTGGTCAGCCAGGGTAGCTACTGGAGCGTGTTCGACCCTGGCGTGGACACTGCGACGATTTTCGCGGAGGACGGCAGCACGCGGCAGGTGCCATCGTGGCGCGCCATTTCCGGCGCGCTGGGCAGCAAGGCCGACAAGGCGACGACGCTGGCCGGCTACGGCGTCACCGCGATTGCGCTGGATAGCCCCAACACCGCCAGCATCCGGAAAACCACCGCCACGACATACGATGCAAACATCTATAGCAGCGGCACGCTGACCCTGAGCTCTGCCGGATCGACGGGAACCGATTACCCGTCCCTGGGCCTGCACCGCCCTGGCAAGAGCGGCGTGGCGCTGGTGCACAAATCGTATGGCGCCGACACTTTGATGCTGATGGAGGCGTCGGGCAATGAGTACCGCGTTTGGCACTCCGGCAACATCACCCCTGCGACTGCGGATGCTGACGGCCGGCCGTTGTCGGCCGCGGTGAACTGCGTGATGGTGGGCGGTGATAGTTCGGGTTCCACGCGGGTGCGCAATGCTGGTGGCGCCGGGGATACCGGCGTTGCCGCCATCTCGTTTGAATGTACTGGGGTGTACGGCACAAAACTCGCGTTGCGCAACGATGGCATTTTCGGCGTGGGCGGCTGGAGCGCTGCGCCATGGCGGTGGTTCGTGGACACTCGGAGTGGGAACATGGTCGCCGCCGGCGTTGTCAACGTCGGTTTTTTTACGCGCGCGACGCTGCCCGCCCGAACGGTCCCCGTCAGGCATCGCCTACAACCGATGGCCCGAATGGGCCGACGCATGTTTTCAGCAACGGCCAGAAATGGCGAATTCCAACGATGACGGATCTATGAGGGCTATATGAGCGAACCCTATCTGTATGAATTCCTGGTGCGCGGCACGGCTGCCGGTATCGCCGGCGCGCATGTGATCTATGCCGCCGAGGCCGAAACGCATTGACCGGCGAGACGAACGGAAACCGGCATGGCCCAGCCGGTGGCGCTGGTGGCCGGCGCCGCCGGCGAGGTGCTGGGCACATCGCCGCCGCGCTCAACATCAACGCCTGGCCGAGGTCGAGACGCTGAGGCAGCAGCTGCAGGCCCGCGATGCGGAGATCGCAGGCCTCCGCGCTCAGCTCGCCAATGCCTCGGCGGAGAGTGCGTCGTGATGCGCCTGCTGATAATCATCGTGGCCATCCAGCAGCTGCTGGACATCGCCAGCACCTGGTACGCGCTGCGCACCGGGATCGGCCGCGAGGCCAACGGCTGGCTAGCGCGCGTAATGAACCATTTCGGCGTGCTGCCCGCGCTGCTGCTGACCAAAATGACGCTGCTGGCCGTGTGCTGGTGGCTGCGGCCGCCCTGGCAGGCCTATGCAGTACTCGCGGCGATGTACACCGCGGTGCTGATTAACAACGCGAGAGCAATCCACCAGGGCCGGCAAAACCGGCCCTGATTCATTTAGGAGCAATCATGCTGAAAAAACTGAACGACTACCGAATCTACCTCCTCATCCTGCCGGCAACGCTGGCGCTGTACTGGATCGACTCCGTCATCGCGCAGACGTGGCTGCAACTCGGCCTGGCCCTGCCGGTGCTGGTCGGGGTGGCGCTGCTGCTGCGCAAGGCGATGTTTCATGTCGATGTGTCGGAGGCCGCGGACATTGCCTTGCGCGCGCCCACTGGCGCCGCCCTGGTGGTGCTGGCTGACCGGCTGTTCATGGCCGCGGTGGTGATTGGCGGTGTGCTGTGGCTGCGGGCTGAGCGCTGGCGCGCTGGCTCTGCTGCCGCTGCTGAGCGCGGCGGTAGCCCAGCACTGGCCGGACATGCCGTCGCGCTCGGTGCTGGCGGCGCAGGTCGAGCAGGAAAGTGGTTGGCGCAAACAGGCGGTGCTGAAGACTTCCCGCGAGTACGGCGCCGGGCTCGGCCAGTTCACCAAGGCGTATCGGGCGGACGGCAGCGTGCGCTTCGACGCGATTCAGGAGATGGTAGCGCGCCATCCTGAGTTGCGGGGCTGGGGCTGGCAGAATGCCTTCGATCCGCACTACCAGTTGACGGCAATGGTGCTGAAGAACCGCGACAACTACCGGCTGATACGCTGGGCTACAGGCGAGGATAGGCTGGCGATGATGGATGCCGCCTACAACTCCGGCCTGGGCTCGGTGCTGCAGCGCCGTCGGCGCTGCGCCAACACCGACGGCTGCGATCCTGGCCGCTGGTTCGGCGGACTGGAGCGGACCAGCGGCCAGTCCTCTCGCCGGCAGGCGGGCTACGGCCAGTCATTCGCCGATATCACCAACACGCATGTCCGCAACGTGATGATCGTTCGTCGCCCGAAGTACAGGGCTTATTGGGGAGAATGAAATGGGTGATGAGGTTGTGCTGCCGCGCGAGGAGTTCCGGGAGCTGCTGGAAGCGGCGGCAAAGCAAGGCGCGCGCCAGGCGCTGGACGAGGCTGGAGTGGACGACGCTGTCCGGCTGGCGAAACGAGTGGACGGGATCAGCGACGCCATCCTGAAATCGCTGGCCGGCGGCATTGTAGTCGGGCTGCTGGCGGCTATCTGGGCGGGTGTGGCAGTGCTGGCGAGAGCCAAGGGGGGGTGATATGTCGTGGAAGGGGATGGTACTGGCCGCCGCGATGGCGGCCTTGGCATTTCTGGGCTGGGAGATGCGGGCCGTGATCGCCCAGCGTGACGCCGCAGTCGCGCGCGCCAGCCAGGCCCAACAGTTGGCAACTGCCACCCAGGCCGCCCGGGCGCGGGAGCACCAAGCGGCAGCAGATGACGCGGCCACGACGGCCGCCTACGAAAAGGATTTGGAAGATGGGAAATTGGAACTTCAGGCGGCCCTGGCTCGCCATGCTGCTGCTCTCCGGCTGCGCCAGCAACAACCCGCCGCTGGGCGCGGCGATCTGCCCGCAGTTACCGCCAGCGCCGGCCAGCGTGATGGTGCCGCGCCAGCAGACTTTTCTGCAGCGCATGGAGACGATGCTCTCCGACTTGCAGCAGAAGCCGACGACGTCGTCCGGCAACTCGCTGCCTGCCAGGCCATAGTGGGAAGTGATCGCACCGCGCAGTAGCTGCTATGCTTTGTGCATGTGCGTAAACTTCACCCCTCCCACGGCGCAGCAGATCCGTCAGTACTTTGGCTACGAGGTCGGCGACGATCTTTGGAAACCTGAATGCTGGCAGGACTACACTGCGCCGATCATCACCCGCGACGGGTTACGGCTGGCGACTTACGGCTTCGTGCCTAAGCGCCACCTACCGCCCGGCGTCCGCCTCACCACCATGAATGCGCGTGCCGAAACCATTGGGGAGAAGCCGACGTACAAGGTGGCTTGGCGCAAGTGCCAGCTGTGCCTGGTGCCGATGCAGGCCTTCTTCGAGCCATGCTACGAGACAGGCAAGGCAGTGCGGACGCGGATCGGACTGGCCGACGGCCATCCCTTCGCCGTGGCGGGCATGTGGCGCGAGTGGCAAGAGCCAGAAGGTGCGGTCAGCTACGCATTTACGCAAATCACCATCAACGCAGACGTGCATCCGCTGATGAAACGCATGCACAAGCCGGGTGACGAAAAGCGCTCGCTGGTCATCGTGGAGGCGGATCAATACCAAGCCTGGCTGGCATGTCACGACACTGAGGTGGCCCGTTCATTCCTCAATCACTACCCGGCCGAGCTGATGACCGCCGCTGACGCGCTGCTGCCGCGCAAGCCATCATCACCGGACCACCAGCAACTCATCTAACCGCGTTGTATAGCGCGGCGACCTCACGTCCTGCCGCATCCGCCAGCGCTGTGTCATGTCCTCAGATGCCAAGCGCACCGTTCCGCGGCCGAATTGCCGCGTGATCGCGTCCATGGTTTGCATCAGTTGCTGGCGTCGCGGATCCGGCGGCGTGGCGAACAGATCGGACTGCACGACACCGCGCGGGCCGATTTCCATCAGAACGATGCCCGCCTTGTGGTAAAGGTAGCCGCGCTTGTAGATGGCTCGCAGCCCTGCCAGCGCCGCACTGGTAATCTCGATGGTGTCGTCGGTCGCTTGGACCAGCGGCACCACGATGTATGGTCGGTACTGCGCCACGTCGCTGAACGGGCTGGTGCGGATGCCGACGCCCACAAGCCGAGCTGACGAGCCCTGCTGGCGCAGCTTCTCCGCCGCCCGCGCGGCGTGGTGCGAGACGGATGCGACCAGCGTGTTCAGGTCTTTAACCTTCAGGCTGAATGAGCGCGACGAGATGATCTGCTGCTTGCTGGGTGTCACATCCTCCAGAGCCATGCATGACACACCGTTCAGCTCCTGCACTGTCCGCTCCACTACGACAGAGAACTGCCGCTTGATGCGCCGAGAATCAGCCCGTTTCAGGTCCAGCGCGCTATGGATGTTCATCGCCTGCAGCTGCTCGGATAGCCGGCGCCCGATACCCCACACATCTCCGACTTCGATCTGAGCCATCATGAGATCGGCCTCGGCCGGCGTCACGAAGTCCCATTCGAACACGCCGCCCCATTGCGTCTGCTTCTTGGCGATCCGATTCGCCAGCTTGGCCAACGTCTTGGAAGGGCCCATACCGACGCAGGTCGGGATGCCGACGCGCTGCAGCACAGCCTGGCGCATTCGATGGCCATGGCTGTCAAGATCCGGCATGCCGGTCATATCGAGGAAGCATTCGTCAATTGAATAGACCTCCTGCTCGGCGGCAAACTCCGACAGCACCCGCATCATGCGCCGGCTCATGTCGCCGTACAGCGCGTAGTTCGAACTGAACACCGCGACGTCATGCTGGCGGCAGACATCGGCGATCTCAAAATACGGACCGAACATTTTCACGCCTGGCAGTGCCTTGGCCTCGGCGCTGGCCGCAACCACGCATCCGTCGTTGTTGCTGAGAACGACGATGGGCTTGCCGATTAGATCCGGCCGGAACACGCGCTCGCAGCTGGCGTACATGCTATTCCCGTCCACCAGCGCGAAAAGGGTCGGGGCGCTCATCTCCGGAACTTCTTCACTGCACCGGTCACGACGCCCCATACCAGCAGTTCCTGGCCAGGTTGCAGTGAGATTGGTGGGTAGGCCGAATTCTCCGGAGCCAGGACACAGGCGCCGGCACGGCGGTAGAGCCGCTTGACGGTGAACTCGCCATCGATCACCGCGACTACGATGTCGCCATTGACGGGCGTCAGCCCCTTGTCCACCACCAGCAAGTCGCCGTCGGCAATGCCGGCGCCGATCATCGAATCGCCGCGCACGCGGACGATGAACGTCGCGGGCGGATCATCCACCAGGTACTCATGCAGGTTGATGTTGTCGTCCAAATAATCATCCGCCGGCGATGGGAAGCCCGCGCGAACCGGTGCCAGCACGAGCGGCGAAAGTCCGCCCCCCTCTCGAGGGGCCAGGAAAGGAAGAGAAGTCAT